ATCATCTATCCATGATGGATTGCTTTCTGTTAATCTCTCCATTACTGCTCCTTTCCGCCTCTCTTTACAATCTCTATTGCATCTTTCAGCACTTCAACCGCTTTTCTTTGCTGAAATTCTTCTGTTATCGTTCCATTTTTCTTTTCATATTCTATACAACACTCATGCGTCTGTATCTTCTTTTCCAACTGCTCCACAACCTTGTCCACATCAAAGGCGGTCGGATATTCTTCTAGTAAATGCAATACTGCATTTGTATTTACTAAAGTTCCATTGCTTAAAGTAACCGATTTTAAATCTTTCTTTAGTGTGTCTACATCAATTAGTCCCATGCTTTGCTCCTTTCCCATAATCCGGCATATGTTTGAATCTTTCATATGCCTTATTGTCTCTGTGTTTTTCCATGTAGGCTTTTTGCCTATCGTCTCTCATCTGCTTTATGTGAGCATTTTGAGTGCTGTCGTTATCCCATGCGTAAGTCATTAATCAATCACCTTTATGTACCTTTCATCAACGTAATTGGCTTCATCAGCAAGGCATTGCGCCACCTTTGGCAATGTCAGACCGAATTGATTAAATTTATACAACGTGTCGATTAAATCCCTAAATTCTGCGATAAACTCTTTAATTTCTCTAACCGACAATTTAAACATCAGTTTAAGCGCCGTACACGCTAAAGTCATGTAGCTGTATGCCGTGTCATTTAAAAGCTGTCGTGTGTCGTTTATTGTCAGTGGATTATTCCTCTGATAAATCCTAATCAACTGCTGCATTGGGATTAAATTAATCTCTTCCTGCACATCAATGCCGTATCTAACTTTCAAAAGTTCGGCAAGTGTTTCAGTTTTCATTTCATTTTCAGTCTGTGCCCTGTCAAGGTACTCGTTTATGGTTCTTTCAAGCCTTACAATGCGCTTATTACCAAATCCATGGTGTAAATACAGTACATAGTAGCCTAAGTCCATAAAGTCTGTGAAAGACCGCCTTACGAGCTTTCTGCGGTTATTACTGCTTTTCAGCGTAACTCTTTCGGATTTTGTCCATGTAAAATCCGGCTCTTTGTGCTTTTTCTTTGGTTTCAGTTTGTTGCTCATATTTCTTCATTCTTTCTTCAAGTTCTCGTTTTGCCCTGATAAAGCAGGCTTCGGTAGTTTCTTCTGCGACTTTTATAAGTTCTTTACCGCGCCACCGGATAGTTATTTTCGCTTCCTTGCTATTTGTTCTGTAAATCATTTGCAAGTCATATTTCCTTTGCAGCGGTCGGTAAAAATCGTAAAAATCTTTCAAGGTGTCCATTGTGGACTCCTTTCTTTTATCTTCTGTCGTGCCAAGTTTGCCTTTTCGCAAGTTGCATTCTTAACGTTCTGCTGATAGTGCTTTTCGCAAACCTTATATCCGGGCTTTACCGGATTATCACAGAAAAAACATAGTCCTTGTTCATATCTGCCGGTTCTTTCGGGCATTTTAACTCGTGCTCTTCTCATTGTTTCTCTGCAAAATGTGCAAGTGGTATGCCCTGGGTCTGCTTTTCTCTTACGACAGCGTGTGCATATGCCGTTTGCCTTGTCTTTTTCGTATCGTGCTTTTCGCCATGCCTTTTGTCGCTCATTGTATTTTTTTACATCAGCAGTGCGTATCTTTGACATGGTTTCGGCTGATTTTGCCCTACACTCAACACAGCTTTTTTCATCACCATATAGCAAGTTTTTGCCACATCTAGGGCAGACACCAACTGCCTGTAATTTTTTATAAAGCTCTCTGCCATATGCCGTGTGTTTGCTGTTACATGCCGTACAAACCACACCTTCTCTATCGAGTGGCTTTCCACAAAGCACGCAAAGGTTACTGGCTTTTCGTTCTTCATATCTCTGCCTAGAATATTTGTCTTTTATCATTTTTCGCTAGGAGTAAAGCCGGCTTTAATTGTGCGCACAAACCTCTTTACCTCCTATCTTTTCATCTGTTCGATACGTTCCTTAATTTCTTTTGGCATTGGAATGCCTTTAATCGGCTTATTTTGGCTTTCATTATCTTCAAGCGATAATTTTATCGTCTGTTGGTTTTTAGAGCCGATTTGAGCCGAATACGAGTTTCTATTGGTATCCTCAATCAATATCTTTATATCCTTTGGCATTTTTTGAAATTCCTTTGCCCGATTAACAACTACCCTATAAGTTCTCATAAAATTTGACTGGACTACGTTTTCAATGCTGTTTATGTCCGTCAGCGCCCAGTTCCTAAGATTATCAGGACTTCCGACAGCCTTTTGTACGAGTGGTGGTAGCTTGTTAAATTCTTCAACTGCACCATAGTAGCCATTCCTAAGTGCTTTGCTAACAAGGAACCATGCTTCCATTTCGTTAAGCTCCTGTGGGGATTGAACCTCGTACAGTTTGTTAATTAACTGTCCGATGCTTGGCGCAAATCCGCTTGTATCGGAATGCACGTAAGTTTTCAATGCCATAGATATTTGACTGTAGCTGTATTCTTCCAACATCATATTCCACACATCTACTGTCTCGGATAAGTTGCTTGGTTTGTAATTGGGGTAGCAATCACACATTATGCGAATGATTTTAATCGTCTCGTCTCTTGTCATTTCTCTACCTCATACATTGTCCCAATCAATGGTGCCTTTATTAGCCGAATGTGGCTCATTGTCCTTTAGTGCAAACAACCCTTGCCAGCAATGGTCTACTGACTGATTGAGGATTTTAACAGCCAAATCGTTATCACCCTTTGATAGTTTCTCGATAGTGTTCATAGCTCGGTGTAATGCCATTTCGGTGCATATTGGCTTTTTAATCTTTTTTCGCATTGTCAGATATTCCTGAAAAGCACTCTCTAGCATTTCATCATTAGGGTAGTAAACGGTTTTCTTTTTAGATATTGATTTATCAATATCTTTTTCTTTTATATCCTTAACTATACTATTCTTATCTATACTTACCTTACCTATACTATCCTGCGGCAGACAAGTGGCAACCACTTGGCAACCATCTGGCAACCCATTGGCAACCACACGGCAACCATCATCAGAAAATGTGTATGCACCATTGGATTTTATCTTTAATTTTGCCAATTCTTCCTTAAAATTCGTTGGTGTATACCGGTCTTTTCTCAAAGCGTTTGCCATGCGCCAATGCTTAATTACAATCACACCATTATCAAACTGATAAATGTATCTTTTTTCCAATAGTTGTTGTAAATCAGCCACACTTGCGTGAGCTTTGAACATGGAAACTGATACCTGACTGCAAAATCCGTCATCATCAGCAGACATAGATAAATGCAAATATAAGGCTTGCGCACTTGATGATAAAGCCATAAAATTATCATCATCAGTGACTTTTTTTGTGAACATTCTACGTTCTGCCATTTTTAATCTCCTATTTTATCTCCAATTAGTTCCGATAGTTCCATCGGGATGGATAATAATATTTGAGTATCCATCTTTATAATCGTTGTTTCTCTGCTGCCACATATCCCCTAATGTCAATCTTGCGTGTTTTCCCATATAGTCAAATGTTGCATATACAAAGAAATCACCAATTCTAAAGGTATGAATATCAATATCATCATCATTCTGTAAATCATTCCATATTTTTACAGGATAATCTTTCTTTTCGAGTCCACTTAAAAATCTGAATGAAAAATTATCAGCTTCCATTTTCATAAAATCTTTAATATACTCAATCGTTGGATTTTCAACTACTGTCTGAACTGTACAGTTTGGGAAATCACTAGGGCTTTTATGCACATAATCGTTATATGATAAGTTGATATGCGCTAATCCGTTAAGTTCCTTTGAATATCCAGTAGTATTGATTGAGCAAAACACATTATTGCTATGCTTTTTGTATGTATCAATAAGTTCTGAAACATGGTTAGGATATAGCCCCGGCTCTCCGCCTGTAATTGTAAGTCTCGCATTGGGATGTTCCGACAATATCTTTTTTAACGACTCAATCTGCGCCTTAAAATTATTATCGCCTTGCATAGGGTTCTTTCTCTCTAAGCAGAACGGACAATTATAAGGACATTCCTGTGTCAATATCAACTGTACATTTATTCGATAATATAAAGGTCTGCCAAGAGATGTTTTATCCGTTCTGTTCGCAAGCCTATACTGTAAATCGTTTTGCATTTCAGCTCTTATATCATCATAAGTGTTAAAATGCGGAATTTTGTGTAACTTACTGCTCATTGTTCTCACCCGCTTTCAATAAAAATTAAACATGTTTTCCACAATAAGGACAAAATCTCATATCCTCGCTTAAAGTATTATTGCTTTTCAAATATGTACTATCCTTTGCACCTAAATATTCATTGCAGTTAGAACAATAACACCTGGTTATGTACTCGTCATGTTGTGCTCTGCAAGACGAATACTCGTCCAAAACTCTTTTTTCAATCATCATTATTATTTACCTCGCAATTCCCAATATTGATTAAATCCATAAATTTCTCATACTGTTTCTGCGATACCTTGTTATGCTCTTTTTCGGGCTTTAAGCGGATTATAAGATGTTTTTCTGCGATAGACGATAATTCCCTTGCGAGGTTCTTTCTACCTTGCTGTACGCCCTGCAGATAGCCCTTAGGCGCTTTTCTCTCGCCTATTGAACCACTAGCACGATTTTCCCCTTGACCGCCTAAACTGACATTTCTAAGTTGATAACCCTTATCGGCATATAGCTTGATGTAATACTTCTCTTTCTCGTCAAGCTGGCTTTCGGGAAAATTCAGAAATTCAACTCGCCAACCATAAGGGCTTTTCTCTTTGTCGTACAGCTTGTGTTTGCGTAAACTAAGGTCTATGTGCTGTTCATAACCTACAAGGTGGCTTGCCAATCTGCTAAGTGTATGTACCGCCTGTCCGATATAAGCGTACTTAAATCCGTTTTCATCTTCTCGGAGTAGGAAGTAAATCCCGCTCCTGTCATTCAGCTTTGGATTCAGCTTTAATAACCGCTTTTTATTCTCCTGTTCTATTGCCTTGGCTCTTGCTATGTTCTGATAATTCAATGTTTCCACCTCTCTTTACAATATCAATTGCCTTATCTATTGCCAAAATCCATACTTCCATTTCATCGTCATAAAGGTTTGTGTAATGTTTGATTTCTTCCAACTGCCTTACAACCTTGTCAACATCATAAGCGGTCGGATATTTATCCAGTAATAGCAATACTGTATTTGTATTGAGCAAAGTTCCGTTACTTAAAGTAACTGATTCCAAATCTTTCTTTAGTGCATCCACGTCAATCAATCCCATTTTTATCACGCTCCAATAATATACATTCAGTTTCAAAGAGTTTTTCAGATATATCTTTTGAATTAACTCTGCTCTCAAATTCCTTGATAAAATCTCTGTATGCCTGTTTTCTAACTTCTCGGTCATGCTTGGTGCAATCAAGCTCATCGAATGAGATATTGATTTTTCTGATAATACTGTAACTTGATTTATCAGAATTGATATTCATGTATCTTTCAGTGCATATTGGCATAATGCCATTTTTCTGTAGCAGTTCTGTAATCTGGAATACAAACGCTCTTACAACTGCAATATCTTTTTGCTCCGCCATATCCTTTGCAATATTTGCAAATATTTTATTTGCATAATCCATTGTTTTTCCTTTCTAGGACAGCCGTTATTGACTGCCCTATAATCAACCGACTCTTAGTTAAATGGTAATTCCTCGTCAATGCCATTAGGGATTGACATAAAGCTATCATCGGGTTTTGGCTGCGGCTCTGCACTGCTGCCACTTGAATTTTTACTGTCGCAAAACTCCAACTTAGATATGTTGCAATCGTTAGTGTAGACTGTGTTTCCGTCTTTATTCTTGTAACTACCTGTAGTCCACTCACCAATAACTGCTATCTTTGAGCCTTTAAATACATGCTTTTCTACTGTTTCAGCAATCTTGCCGAAAGCCACGCAGTTAATGAAATTTGCCTTATCGTCTTTCTTCTTAAAATTCTTGTCAACAGCAAGTGTAAATCTTGCTATTGCCATTGCATTTTCACCCTGTGAATATCTAATCTCAGGGTCCCTAGTTAATCTGCCCATTAATACTACAATATTCATTATTTTTTCTCACTTTCTACTAATTCAAATCTGTATTTCTGTTCTGCATTAGGATATTTCCCCTTATCAACCTCGCTCATAAACATTTCAAGAGGTCTGTTCCAAATGTGTCCCATATATTCATACACAACCGACATTTCTTCTGTTTCGGTATGTCTTGAAATACCGATAATAGTAACAATCTTGCCAATCTTAAAATGCTTATATTTCTCGCCTTTCTGTGGTAAAGGTCTGTCAAATTCTGTACTGATGTTATCTGCCTTAAAATGCCTTGTAAGTAACGCAAGGTCGCAATTTTCTTCTAATTCTCCATCAGCTTCAAATTCCTCACTTTCTTCAATATGTAACTGCTGAATAATATCCTCGCTTTCCACACATAGTTCACTAATTCTGTCCTCAAAGTTGGCTACATCTTCTATCTCATTATTTTCTACAAAGTAGCCGCTAAACCTAAATATTTTTGCCATATTATCCCTCGCTTTCTAATAACTCTTTATTGTCAAAAATGTTGCCGATAACTTCATATTCAGTATCATACTCAAGTCTGTGCTTATAATATTTTTCGTTAGGAATTGTACATATAATTTCAAAATCTCTAAATGTTATAAGTGTATTCACCTTGTCATTATTTATTTTTACAATGTCATTCTCCCAAATCAGCTTGCCATTCTTGTCTTTTAAGCCGGTGCATTGACAGATTGTGGATGGGTCTACTTTGTGTGTAATTACTACTTTATCCCACATAGGGTCACAATCTGGTGGATTATTGCATTTATTTGAAATCTCATATTCTCCTGTCGGCAATGCAATTAAACTACCAAATTCCCATTCTCCGTTATCAATCCTCTTTGCCTTGAATAAGTATCTATCTTCCATATTCTCTCCTATTCCGCTTCTGATTGAAGCCATTCCATACAACTAGCTTCTCCCTCGTATTCTTCGCCAAATGTGTTCTTAAAAGTTATAAGAAACTCTGCTAACTCTTCATCTGACATATTTCTTATTCTGTCGGCATTGGTGTTTCTGCTATCACATCTGCAACAAGGCTCACTATCTCTTGAATTGTTGTTGTGCTGGCAACTGCAAGTGTGAACATCATCAATTCCACTTCTTAATTCAGCTAACTTGTTGTAAAAATGCCTGACATATTCATCTGTATAATTGCCATATATCTTTTTAAATTTATTAAATTCATATATAGCATTGTCTTCTGCTAGTTCTCTTATATCTTCTTTACTCATTTTCTTCACCTCTCAATTCTTTCAGTTTTGCTTCGGCTTCGGATTTTGTGAGGAATACAGTTTTATCAAACATAGATTGTTTTAACTGCGAATTGATTTCAAATTCATCAACTTTTACATTGAAAGCAATTTCTTTTTCAGTAATCAGTACGCTTAATACAACCGATTCATAAATAATTGGTTTATTATTATTAAATCCAATTGCATATACTGTATCTCCCACTTTGCAAGGTAGAATAACAAGTCTGCCTTGTTCCTCTAAATCCTCATAATCTTTTAGCTTTCGATATACTGCATCTATTTCTTCACAGTCTGGCTCGCAAGCACGTTCCCATAATTCATCATCTATCCATGATGGATTGCTTTCTGTTAATCTCTCCATTACTGCTCCTTTCTAAAACGGACATTCGCTAGGATTTTTCAAATCCCAACTTTTCCCTGCAACCGCGACGTCTACATTTGCCCCATAAGCAACTTTTTTCATCTTCTCGATAAAACTATCTCTATCGGAATTTTCACTTGATAAATGGCACATTATGACGTTCTGCAAGTTATCTGAATAATTCGCTTTAACGAAATCGCAAGCTGTGTCAATGCTTAAGTGACCTCTGAAAACGTGATTAGCTTTGCCTGTGTTGTCTCTGTCGATTAAATCCTTGTCATAGTTCACGCCTAAGAGAATGTGGTTTATGTCTTTAAACTTCCACTTGATTAATTCACAATCGGTTATGTAAAGCATTCTTCCCATTTCCTTGTGGGTTATCAGAAAGCCATATATCGGGCAAGGTGTTCCGTCTGCATTGGTATGTGTCCAGCTTCCGTCTATTGTTGTTAGGTCAAAGGGCTTTACTGTAAATTCACCCATATTCATTGATTTACAGCTATCGCCTAAATATGGGGCAAGTATCGGTATTCCCATTGACTTAAAATCGTTTAATGACCTCGAATGATCGTCAATAATGCTCGTGTGAGATAAGGCAACCTACTATATTTTTTACATTCCAATCACACATCTTTTTTATGTCTTTAATCCCCATTCCCACATCAAGAATAAGTGTTTCGTTTTGCGACATAAGAGCGTAAGAATTTCCTTTACTTCCAGTTCCGCAACATTTCAATTTGAGCATTACATCACCTCGCTTTCATCTGCAAGTTTCCAAATATATCCGCCCGCCTGTTTTCTAATACCGCCTTTATTATTAAAAGGTTCTTTATTGGCTACTTGTAAAATATTCCTCCGACATATTCCTGTCATCCTACTTGCAACTTCTCCATTTACATATGTAGCGAGTAATACTCCATCCCTAGTGTATTGGCATATTTTTCTCGGTTTCTCATATTTGTTATAATTAACAATTCCTGTAACCACTTGTGGATGTGTTTTTTCCGTTTCTTTTCTGTGCCTCTTTGGATGAATATATTCCAAATTTGAAACGATATTGTTTTGCTTATTTCCGTCTTTATGGTGTACTTGATATCCTTGTAGTCTATCTCCTATAAAATGTTCTGCAACCAATTGATGTATTGCTATTGACTTCTTTTTGTTAGTTACAGAATTTCTTAAAACAATGCGAAGATAATCTCCTGTTGCATTTTGATTTGATAGAATATATCCGCCCTCTGTCTTTTTAAAACTCTTTACTCTTCCGTAATTGGAAATCTGATATTGCCCCTCAAAGCCTTTTATCCACTTCCATTCTTCATCCATACTCACACCTCGATTTCATCATCCTGTGGGAACTGAAAATATTCAAATTCTGTTAGTTCTTCGCTAATATCCACCATTATCTCCATATTACTCATGCTGCTTTCAGCATTGGCGAAAACTCTCCTAGCTTTTTCTGACATTAAACCCATTGCTAAGTTCCGCTTATAAGACGTCCTTAACATTTCCATGGCCTTAATTGCCTTTGCTTTGGTGGAATATTCAGCCAACTTTGTGCCATTCGGCGATGATAAATTGTGGCAATGGATATATGCTACTTCTACATCTTCATATTTCCCACTGGCTACAGATAATGAAAAATAATCATACGGAAAATCCATTGTTCCATCCTGTGAAATTACTCTCATATCAGCTCTCCTCGCTCTGCATGAATGGTGGTAGCTCCTCTGACTGCTTGTCGGCTGTGTCGGTCGGCTCTACATCAATTATGTTGTCCTCATCAAAATCTACACTATTTGCGTTTTCTTTGATTTCATCAGCAACAACCTTTTCTGTATCAAGTTTTACATCTGATACATTTTGAAATTCCTCTTGTGCATATAAACCTTGAAATCTATCTGGAAATGCTTCTCTTAAGGCCTGTACAACAGCTACTTTTCTAATCATTGTGGCTGGCTTTTTCGCCCATTGGCTATTAAGCGAACCATCTTTTTTTCTTCCTGCGTACTCATCAAAGCCTACTGACTGATACTCGTCCTCTTTTCCGTCAATAAAGATTTTCGCCCAGCCACCTACGATAGTTTCGTTAGGTAAAACCATTGTTCCCTCTCGCTCTTCAGCGGCTCCGTCCTTTTTAATTACAATAATTCCTGCTTTCTTTCCCTTATATCGTGGGTCTGCATTGGCTCTCTTTGTAAAAACGTCTTTTCCAGTAACTATTGTGGCTGGGTCGTTGCTTCCATACTTAATAAGGTATGCTTCTCTCAAAAACGGATTTAAGTGCTGGTATCTGCATAATGACATAAACATCATTACTTCTCCGTCAGATACATTGCCGCCGCCACTTACAAGGTATCTTTTTATCATTGTTGGAGAAATTTTTACCATTTCCCCATTTGATTCATACTCAACTATCTGTGTATTCTCTGCCATAATTAATCCTCCTAAATCTCATTAAAAACCTGAACTGCAAACAGCTTATTAGGCGTCTGTTTGAATAAAACTCCGTCAGATATGACTGTATACATATATCCGTCATACTTAAGCTCTACAGTGTGCTTTTTACCACCCATGTAATAATTTCTCTTCTTAATACTCATGCCTATACCTCCTATAATCCAAGTAACTTTTTGAGTTCTTCTTTCATTCTCTCGGTTTCTTCTCTCATTTTCTTGGCTTCGTCGCTTAACTGCTCCCTGCTTTTATCAGCAAGTCTAATCACTGTTTTGTACTCTTCCTCTGAGAGTTCCTCTTTGAGCGCATATAAAATAGTAACCGCTTCTACTATAATATTGTTTTTTGTGCCTCTAAATGTAACTTCTCCGTTTTTTGCTTTAATCATTTCTATACCTCCATATTTTCAATCACAAGCTCTTTGTCCTGTGTATGCTTCAACATAATCAATTGGTTGCCCACTTGTGGTATTCTCCAATCGTCAACGCTCTCTGTATCATCAATGATAATCGGGAAATTAACGTTTCCCACTTTCTGAAAAGCTCGGCATATGTCAACTTCTGTCAGCGCCCTTGCACCATGATTGAGATTTCTTGCGTATGCTTCACCATTGTATACAAAGTCGCAGCACTCCTCGGTATCACCATTTAAGAGCGGTCTAAACAGCTTTGCTGTAGCAAAATCCAAGTACTTATTAACATCAGCCTGTAAGAGTTCGTTCTTCTTGCGAGTAAACTCTTTCAGCAAATCAAGCTTTCTCTCCCAATCGGCTATCTCTTGATTGAGGTCTTTTCTCTTATCTTCAAGGTCGGCTATGCTATCATCTATACGCTTGTTATTGGCTACACCAAGCTCAATCTTTGTATCAACCGATGAAACTTGCCTTAACAGTTCGTTTCGCTCGTTTTTGAGCTTTCTGATAAGTTCCGATGTATCGTTTTCATCTGCAAGGGCTTTCTCTTTTTCTTCGATTTTAGCTTTAAGCGCCTGATACTCACTGTTACCTGTCATATCAACATCAGTAGGTACCATTCCAAGCTCTTTAGCGATGTTATCACGTTCAAACTCGTTAGCAACAGTATCACGCTTTTCTGTCAGCTCCTTAAGTTCTGCTTCAAGGTCAGCTATTTCTTTCTTCTTGTCCTCAATAGCCTGTTTGAATTCCTTGCTGTCACTTGATAATGAATTGCCCTTATCCTCAAGCTCTTTAAGCTTCTTCAATTTTTTATCACTAAAATCAGTTCTCAAACTCTCTATTGTATCTTTCGGCAATCTCTGACCGCACATTGGACAATTAATACTGCTTTCATCAAAGGAAAGTGCCTTTGTTTTTCTCCAGTCAGCACGTACCTTTGCTAAGTTCTCTGTGCAAAATCTAACCGAACCTTCAAAGTCTTCAATGTTAGCCTTTTTAGCTCTTATTATTGATTCTCCTTTGTGAATTGAAGCATTAAAATCATCAATCTGTAACTGTAACTCCATGCGCTTTTTCTGATTGTCAGCATTGGCTTTTCTCTCCATGTCAGAAAGCTCAAATTTAAGGTTCATAATGTCCTCTGTAGCTTTCTGCTTGTCCTCTAAAATCTTATTGTAGTCGGACAGCTTATCTTCAATTTCCTTAAGCTGTGGCTCGTAGGTTTTCTTTTGCAATTCAAGCTCTGCAAGGTCTGTATACTCATTGGTGGAATGAATTGTATCAATCCTTGTTGAGATTTCGTCTCTTTCCTTGACAAGCCCTTTTGAGCCATTCCTACCGCCTGTGCCGTTTAGCTTGCCGCGACACACTTTTTTGAGCTGGTCAACGTCGCCATCGTCAAACATCGGCTTAAGTTCAGCGAACTGTGGAAACATGTCGCAGATTTCTTCATCAGTATGTGTACCAAAATAGCTTGCAAGTGCTAATCTCTGCTCTGCCTGTGACTTGTTGAGCAATGTCATGGCATTTAAGCAAAATGGTAATACTCCAAGCTCTGCCATGTTGTCATTGATGTACTGATTGTAGTCAGCCATTTTATACGGCACATCATTGATTGAGTAATCAGTAACACTGCCTGTAATCTCGCCTTTTTTGTTGCGCTTCTGCCTTGTGACCTTTTTCAGAGTCTTTGCCTTTCCGTCAACCTCAAAGGTAACGGCTCTTGTGATGTCAACATCGTCAATCTCAACTCCGTTTTCATCATGCGGTCTTATGCCTGTAATCTCTCTGTCGTTCTCATCGTGACAGTTCAGCACATCAAGAATAATTCTCTTAACTGTCGATTTGCCGACTTCATTCTGACCGGACAACACAGTTTTCATTGAAAAATCTGTGTCTAATGTGTTTTTGCCGTAGAATTTACAAAAATTCTGCGCAAAAATGTGTACAATTCTCATTGCGTTTCCTCTCTTTCTATTTGCTTATGGTTTTTAGAATCAAGTTTCCGTGTAGGCTTGATTTTTTAACAACTCTCAGATACGAGTCCGACTCCGATACAAAAAGCCACTCGCTCGCCACGTAATGAGCCTTATTGAGCAATAGCTTCTGCTCTCTTGTTAATGGCTTCAATCTGTATCTTGTATCGCCTAGCCTAATTCGTCTTACATTGTCGCTCATTTAGCTTCTCCATTTCTTTATCTAGTAACGCTTGAAAGTCAAATGATTTGTCATCGTGCCGTTTAGCTCGATATAGTTCTTGTAGGTAATCGTTAGCACTCTGACGTTTCAATTGGCTACCAATCGCAGTAGATGTCAAGGTTTCCATTTCCGCTCCCTTCGTCATATACAATTCCTTGTATGCCAACAGGAGTATCAACCACAACTCCATGTGGTAAATCATCACTTGCAATTACTACATACTCGTTTTCATCTACCACAAGCCCATGCTCATTTAGATGTCTGCCCGGAATATTTAAACCGCCTCCAGGTAACACTCTCTGCGAGTACCACGTATAGGTGTAATCGCCGTATCGGACCCGCCCCAGCTTCTTAAACCGGCTACAACTGTATTTCTTACGGCAAGTTGGAACTGTTGGTTCTTCATAGGTCTGCTCAACTACAACCGGCTCATTCTGAACTACTGTCGGCTCAATCTTTCCTAGCATTACGCTATTAATATAGGAAGTAACACCGGCTGTCAGTTCAACTTTGCTATCTGCTTTCGTTGCTATTGGCTTTAAGGTCATAGTTCCAATTATTAAAGTCGATAACATCAATATCCTTTTTCTTCTCATGCGGTTCGCCCTCCTCTATGAGACATATTGCAATCAGTATCAGCCAAAATACTGTTACGATTGCTCCAACGATAATACTCGCTGTCTTAATTCCGTATGCCAACGATAATCCAAGGAAAAATACAAATGCTAATGCTCCGAAAATCAAATAGCCACAGCCGGTGCAGAATTTCTGCTTTAAAGTTCTTTTTCTCATACAATCACCTCACTATGCAAAACTCTGTTGAGCGTTTGCGTCCTGAATAAGCTCATCAAGATACTTAGGCGCGACATAGCAATCAATAAACTCATGCACATCGTCTATATACTTCCTCTTGATACTTTTATAGGTAGATACACAACCATACTCACGTTTTAACTGTGTCCATATATCAGAAAATGTCTTATGCCTGATACTGTTATCCCTGTATGCTTCGCTCTGCTTGCCACCGAGGATATTTACAACTCTGCGCTTAACATGCTGTTGTATCTCGTCAATATCGCAACTGTAAAGTGGTACATTTTCCTTAAGCTCGCTCACATCATCTTTGATGTCGTTTACTTTCTGCTCTAATTCTGTATAGCCCTGTGCCAACAACTGTATCTGACCGCCTGTTGTCTTTGGCATACCATAACTGCCTGTTTTTCTGATTGACGGAAGTACCTCGTCCATTACCCACCGCTCAAACTCCTCTGCGCTAGGCAATTTTGATTTCATAATTAGTCGGTAAATATCACCCTCTGTTATGAATAAAACATCTTGATTTCCACTATTGGTAGGGATGTTCCATTTTAGAACCCCCTTACAATGAGTCTGCACCGCCTTATGAGGTATTGCATATCCTAACGCTTTTGCAACATCACTTCCGGCAAAATATGTCTTATCGTCTTTAGTGATAGTTCTAATTTCTCCGAATTTTTCATTATTGAAAATTTGTAAATCGTTCATGTTTTCTCCTTTCTACTACAATATATTTATGGTTAATATCCCTTACAGCCAGTAAGGAATTATCCATCTTGTTGCTTAAGCTGTTAGAATGTAGGTAGCAATTGGATATCTTCTCCTTTCTTGGACTTCGCGTCCGTAACACAGACTGATAACCAGCTCCTCATTCGCAGCGTTCGTTTTATGCAGGTTGAATCACCTCAGGTGCATTCGTGTCACACCACAGTAGATTGAATAGGCAATGAGTAAAACTGGTACTTATCCATTGCAATAATCTTAAGGAGTGACAAATTTATGAACGCAGTAGGTATCGATGTTTCAAAAGGTAAAAGTATGGTTGCTATTATGCGGCCTTTTGGCGAAATTGTTTCCACACCCTTTGAAATTAAACACACATCCAGTGACATCAATTCGCTTGTAAAACTTATCAAGTCTATCGAAGGTGAGTCCCGAATTGTAATGGAGCATACCGGACGCTATTACGAAGTCCTTGCCCATCAACTTTCCGAAGCAAATCTTTTCGTTAGTGCCATTAACCCAAAGCTTATCAAGGATTTTGATAACGATTCCCTTCGTAAAGTCAAAACAGATAAAGCTGACTCTGTTAAAATTGCCCGATATGCACTTGACAAGTGGCAAAATCTGAAACAGTATAGCGTTATGGATGAATTACGCAATCAACTCAAAACCATGAACCGTCAGTTTGGCTTTTACATGAAGCACAAGACGGCTATGAAGAATAACCTTATCGGCATCCTTGACCAAACCTATCCTGGTGTTAATACTTATTTTGACAGTCCTGCACGTAGTGACGGCAGCCAGAAATGGGTCGATTTTGCATCTACATACTGGCATGTAGACTGTGTCCGTAAAATGTCCATAAACGCTTTTATTGATCACTATGAAAACTGGTGCAAACGCAAGAAGTACAACTTCAGCAAGTCAAAAGCTGAAGAAATCTATGGAAAAGCAAAGGAGCTTGTTCCTGTACTTCCTAAGGATGACATTACAAAGCTTATTATCAAGCAGGCAGTTGACCAACTTAACAGTGCTTCTATTACTGTTGAGTCGCTACGCACTCTCATGAACGAAACTGCATCCAAGCTTCCGGAGTATCCCGTTGTTATGGCAATGAAAGGGGTTGGAACGTCACTCGGTCCTCAACTGATGGCTGAGATTGGTGATGTTTCCCGTTTCACTCACAAGGGTGCCATTACTGCTTTTGCCGGTGTAGACCCTGGTGTTAACGAATCCGGCTCTTATGAACAGAAAAGTGTTCCAACTTCAAAACGAGGTTCTTCTGACCTCAGGAAAACACTATTTCAGGTAATGGATGTCTTAATCAAAACACATCCACAAGATGATCCTGTGTATCAGTTCTTAGACAAAAAACGGGCTCAAAAGAAACCGTATTATGTCTATATGACTGCCGGTGCTAACAAGTTTCTACGCATCTACTATGGACGAGTGAAAGAATATCTTGCATCTCTTCCAGAATCTTAATTATCTACTATACCTTTCAGACCAGCACTGGTGTGGTGGTCTTGTTTTGATGTCTAATTTTCAACCTGTATAAAATTTTCAAAGTTCTTTCATTTTAGCCTTGACTTTTTATTTGCAGGCTGTGGTATAATCTCCCTATCTTTTAATAAGGGGGTGAGTCACTTATGATTCTTAATGGTTTCTGCAATAAGCAGAACAAGGATTATTCCGTTGAGATTAAAATGATAGATACTTCCGACTTGGAAAAACAAAGTCTTGAGAATGGTCGGTTGGTCTGTCAATATGCAATGTCGTTTGGTTGTTGCCGCAACCCTAAACAATGCTCTATTCTTCAAAATCTCAACAAATAGTTCCTATTGGCTCTCTGAAATATGAGAGCCAAAATTAACCTCATAGCCGTCTCTAAATTTGATACTCTTAATAGTGCCTACATATTTTTGATTTAACTGTAGTGTTCGCAAGTCTGTGGCAATATCAAACGCATTCAGGTCAATTGTTAGTACAGGAAATCCAGCTTTGTCTTGTTTCAATTCATAGCTTCTCACTCCGTCTATTTTGTGACCGTCAATGCAGATTTCTGTAAAAATCTTTTCGCCCTCAACCTGTCTGATTTCGATTTTCGACATTTCTACTCCTTTCTCTCTACTCGATAAAATAAGAAACTTCTACACCAAAATAATTAGCAATCTTAATTAGCTTGTCTGTTTTTGGCATTGATTTTCCCGATTTCCAATCTGAAAAAGTACTTCGTGCCATTCCGAGTTCCTCCGACAGTTTGTAAAACGAAACGTTTCTAGCTTTTATGAGCGTATCAAGTTTTTTAAAACTCGCCTGTCGTTTTTCCTTATTCAATTCCCCATCTCCTTTCTTGACAATAGTTAGGAAATCCGTTACTATAAAAAGTGCCATATTAGGCAAAATACGCTAGGAGGGAAAAGCCTTGAAAGCAATTTTGATTTTGCCTGTTCCATATTTGCGAGGTCGCATTTAAAATGTAGCAATCGGTGTAGCACATTTTGGACAGTAAAGCTCGATAAAAAATCATGGCTGGCATGTCGGTAATATGCCGTGCTACGCTAGATACTCCTCTCAATCCGTCAGCTAATGGCAACTAACATGCTGAACTTAAACTGCATAAGTGACGGAACATTTAAAGAAGCATTGTGTAGTACCAATGCGTTGAAAGACTTCAAAATGTATATGGTATAAAAAATATTGGAGGTCACTATGCAATACAAACCAAATTACCCAAATATGGATAAATTATTTCCGCAACACAAAATTCCTAAAATTGAATCACCTACATATGAAAAAGACAAATCTCCATACGAGCTTTTAGAAAGTCAGTCTGCTTATCTTGAAAAGACAAGCAAGGAACTTCACGATATGGCTCAATCTGCTAAATCTCAAGCCGATTCCGCAAAAGAGATTGCTGAAAGTTCTAAAACGCAAGCTGAACTAGCTATTAAAGAATCTCAAAAAGCTAGTAAAGCATCTGCCACTTCTGCGGTACGGGCAAACATATCTACGATAGTTTCAGTATTATCTTTAATTCTTTCTGTTTTTATTAATGCAGATAAGATAATAAAGACTGTGCAAAGCTTTCTATCTTATCTATCCCAGTTAGGACATTGATTAATATTGAAAGAATTCCACAGACAATCGCTATGTTTGACATGGTGTTTGCCTTTTTGCAATTTCCCATTATCTCTTCACAAGTTTTATGAATGTCGTTTGTATCCACCTCTTCATCTCCTTTCCTAAGTTTAACTCCATTTAACTTTTCAGTTAAAAAAATAAGTGCCATACTCTGCCTGTGGAATATCCAATACAGCTCCCCAGTTAAGCATATCAGTCTGTGAAAAACCCACATCGCAATTCAACTTCCTTGATACACTATTCTGTGATAAGCCTATTTTATCGGCAAACTTGGCTTGACTGCCACACTTTTCAATTATTCGTCCTCTTAGTTTGTCATATCTATATGGCATTTGCTTTACCTCCTTTCTTTAACACACACTTAGTTTAACACTGTTTAACTTGAATGTCAACACAAAAGTTTGATAAAGTTTAACTTTTTTGTTGAAAGTTTAACATCTTTGTGTTATGATTGATTTATCAAATAGGAAAGGAGTGAAATGAAGTGAAAAACGAAATTACTGCTTTAAGATTAAAAGAAGCGTTATCTGATTTGGATATGAAGCCTCAAGAACTGGCTGACAGGTCCGGTGTGAGCAAAGCTTCTATTAGTCAATATCTTAGTGGCTCTCATGCACCATCTAATATAAGCAGTGGTAAAATGGGTAAGATTTTAAGAGTCGAGCCTATGTGGTTAATGGGATTTGATGTTTCTAAGAAAAAAGAGCCAGCTCCCGATATGGCAAAAGAGGATTTTAAATTGTTAGAAAAGTTTTCTTTACTAGACAATAGAGATAAGGAAACGATTTTAAGCATGATTGACGTTATGTTATCTCGAAAAGAAAAAAGTGAGGACTAGCCCCACTTTTCCAAAAAAAGTTTTATGAATGTATGCAGGTACCCCAAAGTGCCTGCATCTTCTATTTTTTCAATCATCTGTATTATTTCTTTCTTGTAATCCATTTTTAAAACCCCACTTTCTAAAACCAATTATAGAACATATGCTTGTAGGCGCCGATACAAAATAGGGCGATAGACCGCCAATTAGCCTACCGCCCTACCGAAACTTGAAGAGTTCTCTTGTTTGAGAACATCATTACTGTATCACTTTAAAGTGTTTTATTTTGTCGAATATTGACAACATGGACTGTAAAGAATAGAATAGCAAAAAGAACTACAAAAGGAGATGTTAATATGGGAAAAACAAATAAATGCAATTCCTACGTCATCAATGGTCAAAAAATCAATGTTAATGATATAATCAAGCATTATAATGGTAACTTAGGCATGGCTTGTAATGAAATATCGCAAGAGACTTTGGTTTCATTTGAAACAGCCAAATATTATGTAGAGCTGTGCCAAAAAGATGAGCCATTCGTTAAGCAAAATTCAACAATAAGCTTCACAAGTGGCATTCTCATAGCCGTTCCGCTTATAATGTTTATTGCAACAAAAATAGGATTCTTTCCGGTGGACAATGACCTTTTTATCGCTATGTTTGGCTTAATTTTTGTGTGTTGCTCTATTGCTTCAATTATTCTAGGAATAGTTGATTTAGCATCTAAGAATGAAATTCCGCGCAATCATGGCGGTTCTATCTTTGGCATTGTTGCTTCTGCGCTGATGTGGCTTGATTTTATTTTTCATTGAACTATGGAGAGGTTTCCCTCTCCTTTTTATTCTAATTGTGAAGTAATGTACTCATATTCCTCTTGCGATATTTTACCGCTTGCTACTCTGTCGAGTAATTCTTCTTTGGTTACTCTGTCACTCTCGTATAGCCTTTTAAGGCTTTCAACTAAAATTCTCATATTAAAGCACCCCCTCATCCATTAACTGCCTTGTATAGTTGTCTATTGCTTCTTCATCAGAATGTTCGTTAATCTCTTTTGCCTGTTCCATAGCAATAAGATACTGTGAGTATTCGTCCTGTGTCAGCTCACGTTCCTCGTACTCCCAGTGCTTAGGCTTGTAAGTAAAATCATCCTCACTCCCTGTCGCTTCAACTGATTTAATGTTTTTTCGCTGATAAACGATATTCGGAGAAGATGTTGTGTCAATATCAAGTGGCTTGTCCGATTGCATACTCTCTACGAGCTTGTATTCTGTCATATTCAATACACCTTGCCTTTCTGTCTAATGTTGAAATTTTGTGTTTTAGTTTCCCAAAATCTATAAATGGTTTGATATGCTCCCTATAATAATCGTACATATCACAATTTTTAATCCACGCAAGAGCGGAAACCATTTGTTTTGAGTCAAATATTGTAACCTTTGTTTTTCGCCATATCCTAACTGCCTTAGCTCTTATTTTCTTAAGGATTGTTTTTCTTAAGGTAGTTCTATTCCTATAGAATTTATATCCCATAAAATCAAGCGGTCTGCCATATGTTGCTGGCTTTCTATTCTTGCCGACATATGGATTTCGGGGCAAATAGTGAAAACGAAATATCTGCCAATTTTCCTTGCCTGTCAAGCCTAATTCTGCGAGCCTGTTATCAATCACGGCTTTTACCTTGCGCAATTTCTTTTTGCTTGCACAAAATATAGCCATATCGTCAACATAGCGTGCATATTTCAACTTAATGCCGAGCGATTTAACCTCGTGGTCAAGCTCACTCAAATACCAATTAGCAAACCACACAGATGTATAAAAGCCAAGGGGTAAGCCATTTGGCACGCAGTGTATAATATTTTCAACAATCCGCATGAATTTAAAATCTTTAATTTTATGTTTAAGCTTTTCAATTAATTTATCCTGTGGAATGCTAGCGTAAAATTGCTTCACATCAAGTTTATAGCAATATTTAATAGTCTTACCGCCTTGCCTTATCCATTTGCATATGCACTTCTTGCCATACGCACCGCCACGCTTAGGAACCGAGCCGTAACTGTGCTCATACATTCCCTTGTTAAACATGGGTTTAAGCACGTTCACTATCATGTGATGTACTATTGACTCCATAACTGTCGGTATTACTATCTTACGTTTCTTTCGTGATATTCCGTCATATATTTCTTTGGGTTTATGCTCAAAAGGTGTGAAGTTAATCGCATATTCTCTAATTTTGGGTATGTATGTATTAAGGTCTAATAAAATTTTCCTAACCTTGTTTCTTTTCTTTTTACCCTTAGAGAAGTTTTGAATTGCAAGTTTTATATTTTCGTCTGAAATAAATTCAGCATATAGATTTCTGTATGTTCTCATACGTATTCTCTTCCTATCCTCTCTACCACGTTCGATTATTTCCTACTACTAGCAGTAGCTTGCATCGAGTTAATTTTTACCAAGGGGTACGGAATTTAGTCTGCATTCATTTTATCCCATGAATGATAGGTACAGAAGCCCCGAGGTTCCACCCCGCGTCACCGGCCTCGTTGTTCAAGTTCACGTAAAACGCGCCACAATGCCGACCGTTGTTCAGGTTGCCACCGAAAAGAGCAAAGGCGCAGACTAAACCCCTTATATAAAATTAACTACACACGTTTATAGTTACAAATTTTCTTAGGAGAAACGTGGTTTCTCCCTTTCTGCTTAGGCAGAAATTCCCTCTTCCCTGTTGCAAGTTATTTGTAGGAAAGAGAAGCCCCGAGGTTCCACCCCGCGCCACCGGCCGCGGCGTACAAGAACACGAAAAACGCGCCACAACGCCGACCGTTGTTCAGGTGGCCACCGAAAAGAGCAAAGGCTATAATTGCAATGTTAAACCAACAACCATCAGGATAATAGGTCGATGATGAGCCTGTGATTGATGTTGGAAACATGCCTAATGCCGTATACAGCATATCTTTGATATATCCACCACTTGTACCACTAGGAGTTGAATTAGGTATCTCGATATATCCTGTTCCATCAGTGTTATAGTTAGTTGCTTTGCTCCCATCCTTTGTTGATGGAGATAGCTTGACTTTTGCTATACCATTAGCTACGATAAGTCCGGCTGTTCGTCTCCACTGATTGCCGTAGTAATTCTCCATACCAAAGACTTTAACTCCGGCTTTTCCGACATTCTCGCCCCAAAATAAGCCTTTGCTATTCATTGTACCGGTCTCAAGTAACAAGTTTTCATCACTGGCATTCTCACTCATGCCTCGTCCAAATACATCTTGCGTATCGGTAGATTTTCCCATGATGATAAGCAAAATATTAATCAAGAGTCTGTCAACATATTGCTCAATTTCATATCCGGCGCCATTAGCTCTTGCATATGTCATTTCTTGACTAGCAGATTTCGATTTAATAACTGTTTGACCACTTATTGAGCGTAGCTTATTGTTGCCGTCAAGTGAGCCATTATAAATTGGTGTATAAAAATGAGATTTTTCATTGCCGTTAATGTCGATGAAATTCAGATTTTTAAAATCTTTATCAGCTTGGTAGTTGGCAACATAAAGGCTTGCACTGTTTGGATTGCCTTTGTCGGGCGCAATTTTCCACCATATAATGTCTGTGCCATTTCCCCACTCCATCATGGCATTTCCATCATAATCAATGCTTGCTACATCTGACGCACCGCCATCTATTTTTTTAGTCAAGTCATTCTCGTTGAGGTAATAGTCAACCTGTCCATTCGTTTTAAGCATACATGGTCTTGGCATGAAAAAGGCATTTGCCCATGAGCCATAATCAAAAGTTCCACTCGTGAAATTCATGGCCGCTGGAGTCATGCCTACTGCGTCTGCTAAATATCTGACTCTTGTTTTCGGGTTACTATCCGCCCCATTAATGTGAACACCATAAATAACTCTTCCCTCACTTAATTTTGTACCAAGGGCTTTAATACTCTCAACAATCGCTTGACCTGTTGTGTCTGATATAATGTCTATTCCGCTCATATATTTAATCCTCCTTGCTCACGTTAAGTAAGCCGGCACTTGTCACGAAAAAAGTAATGCCTCTTCCGTTTGCTTTCTGCTCGACAAGTCCGGCTTGTTGTTCTGCTCTTTGTGCAGCTTCATTTGCAGCCTTTGTAGCTGCGTTTGCCTGGCTCACTGCCGTGTCAATCTTTCCCGAAATTTGTGCGACCTCGTTTGCTTTTTGTGAAGCAGTTTGTGCTGATTTTTGAGCCTGTGAAGCAGAATTGCTTGCCGAGGTAGCTTTTTCTGTCGCTGTCTGTGCTGATTTTTGAGCTTGTGACACGGATTCTGCCATGCCATCAAGATAACCCTGAATAAGTCTTTGAATTTCAACGTCAAAATCCTCAACAGTTCCCATCCGCTTAACTATTCCGGGTGCGAAACACATCCATATCTGCTGTTTTTTCGTATCGGAGTCGGTCGATACCGCCCATTCTCCAGCCTTCATTTTTGAGGGGTCAAACTGCGCGTATGCCCCTCGTCTCATTTGAATTGCCATAAGCTATACCTCGCTTTCGTCAATGCCTAATTTCTGACACAATCTTGAAAACTTATCTTCCAATTCATCTATGTGTTTTTGCATCTTATCAATCTTCTGCTCGTCTCCAGCAAGTCTTAGAATTATGAATTGCTCATAGTTCATGCCATAGTACAGTGTATCATCATCCGATGTTGCTTTGTTTTGGAAAATCATATTAAGATTTTCATCGACATGTCCTTTATTTTTAAGTTTTTCGATTATATCCTGTGCCATTGCACCGAAATATAATGGCTTATCTGAATATCCTTGTCTGTTAAGGTTATACTGAAATAAATCAACCGAGCCTACTGCATCAATGTAATCTTGATTAATTGCTCCAATATTCTTTTTTAAGCGCTTATCTGACGAACTCCATACCCAAGTAGTATCAACTTGGAAGCTTAAGGCACTGCCATTCCAACCGCAATGGTATGTATGACCTGTTGCATCGCCACACATAGCAGTTCCTCTATTGGGTTCTCTAAATTTATCAGATTGTATCTCTTGAGCATACACTGTCTGTGCGCCTATAGAGCCTGTGGCTCCATAGAGTGTAATCAAATTCTCGCCATTTTTGACAATTCGCAAGACCGCGCCATTCATCCAAAGTTCGTAATTGTTTCCAGCATTATCAGTAGCACTCAAATCAATCGTTGAATTACTCAAATTTCCGTTCAGCGCAATACTTCCGCCGGACATATTAAAATTTGAGGCGGTTACTTTTCCATCGTTGTCAACTGCAAACACTCCATTTCCAATATCAATTGTTCCGCCCACAATATTCTTGCCAGTAATTGTTGTTCCTGTGATGTTCTCCGCGTCGACTGAACCGGCCTTAACACTAAGTGCATTTACATAACTTGTAGTCACTGTGTCTTTGGTTATCTGAGTGACTTTAGCAGTAGTGTCAGCCACATTATCCCAAGCAATTTTCACACTGCTATCAAGTGTCAAGCCCCTATTGTCAAGGGTGACCAGTGTTTTACCTTTTGCATCCTTAACATACTGCACACCACTTACATTGTTTTCCCCGCCTAAAGTAAGTGTTCCACCATGCGCCCAGTCAAAATTAATGCCGATAGCCGACATAATATTGAAAATAGCGTTTCCGTCTTTATCAACTCCGGCATTCCACGTTTTACCATAGTCACTTGATACAGCCATGCCATTAGCCGTCATTTTCCACTGTATGTTGCTCGAATTAAGGTCGGATTTATTGTGCATAATGTAAATAATTGAGCCATCCTCTTGCACCTGTTCAGTCTTAAAAAGTCCGAGCGATTGGGACATTAGCTGTGTCAGCATTTGCATTTGCTTGTCATATGCACTTAGTTGTATCTGTGCAACTTTCCTAGCCTGTACGATAGCCTTTGTCTCATTGCTAAATTTATCAGCACTATTTCTTGAAGCATTTTCAGCATCGCATGAAATTTTTGTACCGCTTCCAACTGTAAATGCTCGGTTAGAAATAAAACAGCTATAGGTATTCTGCTTGCGGTCTGTCACAAGCGCCACATCTCCACTCTCAATCAGTGGGTTTGACAAGAGTGTAGCGTCAAGAGGTCTGAACCTCATGCCTCCGATTTTTTTGAAGATATAGTTTGCAACTGTCTGTGCCTTTTCTGCCGAAATAAACGGATTATCAGAGATTGAGACTACATATCCCTCTTTTCCGGCAAGAGCATTAACATCTTTTGTCTTGTCCTCTTTTGAGGTTACAGTTACCTTTACCCCGGTGATAACAACATCATCAGTCGCAACGTTCAAGTCTTTTTGCGTGTAAATATTGTGGTAATTTCTCGTTTCTGTAAATGTTCCACCATCAACGCTATCTCCACTTGAATAGTCGGTGAAATTTCCACCATTCAGTGTATCTCCGTCAGAGTATGGTGTAGTTTTTGTGCTAAAAGTTCCGCCATTGTAATTTTGACTCCCAAACTGGCTCATATCATACCACTCGATAAGCAATTCACCATCGTGACCGCATTTGCCCCATAATCCGCTTAACTGTAAGATGTAGGCTATTACCTGTCCATATGTGAGCTTTTGATTATCACTTGGTATCTCGTTAATCACGTAATCAGAGTTGTCAAATCTCGCCATAGTAAAAGGTACATCGCATTTAATACAAGCGTCTCTGACTACCTCATATGCTGCCGTAGGGTAGCTTAAATTGCTGTCATACTCACGATTGAAATTATTAATATTGTCAAGGCAAGTAAGCGTTATGAGCGAGCCGTCATAGCTTGTTTCGCTGACTCTATACTCACCGATTTTTAGTTTTTCACTTGTGCCATCAGAAAAGCTTTTTGAAACATATGCTGTTACGCTTGCCTTATCAAAATCATACTTGCCGTAATCTTCATAAATGTTATTCAGCTTAATTTTCAGTTTTCCGGCAATCAAAGCCCCGATTGTGAAAGTACCATTGCTTGATGTTGAATCATTAACCTCGAAGCCATTTGCCCACAGCTCGCTATCACTAACAGGAATTTTTTCACCATTAGTTGTAACTATGTCGGCAAAGCAATTTACGCTTATATCATTGTCAAGCATTACTGCCCTTTGCCATTTAGCTGATACGTTTAGCATTTAATCACCGCCTTATTCTTCTATGAGAGGAAAGCTTAATACCTCATACCTCTTATTGCCAACAGTCCATATCTTGATAGGTGCGGTTCTGTCACCCACATAGAATGTACGTGTTTCATCAGTTCCGCTCATAGCGTCAGGATATGTTACTCTGATATATTCCGGATTTACCATTTGAAGTATCTTTGCTGTCCTAGCCTTGTCTGTACCATTCCACGACAATTTAAGTTGCCGTTTCTGCGCTATTCTATTCTTGTGCATTTTGCCGTCCTGTGTACGTCCACTATCGCTTGCAGACACATCAATCAAGCCCCATTCAAAGCTTGACGGAGTAGGTAATTCCACTCCGTCTACTAATATCATCGCCATATGTCACCTCATAAAAAGACACCCACGCAAGGGTGAGTGTCTTATCCAAATTCATTTGCTACAATATATCGTTGTCCGTGCTTTGCCTTGCCTACCTGTGTCATGCGATAAAGTGTTTCGCTGTCACACTTAAACACATTTTCAATGATAGGTGGTGCAGAGTTTCCACCGGCATTAGAGTTCATCATTACTTGTGCCATGCCCTCCATGACAGCCTGTTTAATTCCCTCTGTGATTTGTTGGTTGTTTGCAACTACATTTTTGCCGTTTGAGAATTTACCTATCATCTCATTATGGTTTGCTAAAAACATTCCGTCCTCGCCCTTTGGGAAACCGCCTTGGCGATAATACCTAATAGATATTTTCGGCAAACTGAATTTTCCAAAATCTTCCCAACTTACTGACAAGTGAGGGATTTTAATTTTTGCTGTTATGCTCGGTAAACTAATTCCTCGCCAAACACTAGGCAGATTATTCATCTTCCTTTCTGTTCCACTCATGGAATTGTTTGTGTTTGCGAGTGACCTGCTGGCTTTAGCTGCAAAATCTGAAAATGAGCTTTTAGCGCCATTTGTGCTCGAGTTTGCCTTGTCTTGCATTTCCCCCATTTTTGCCTTGTTGCCATTAATAGAGTTGTTTATTGAGGCAAGGAATCCCAAAAGTCCGTTTTTAAGCCTTGAGAAAGCACTTTGAGAATTTGTCGAGCTTGTACTTGACTTATTCTCCATCTCTCCCATTTTGCCTTTAGTTCCGTCTATGCCGGAATTTATATTGCTAAATGCTTGTCCTAGTGCGTTTGCAAGTCCGTTAAACACACCTTTTGAATTGGTCGTGCTTGTGCTTGACTTACTTTCAAGTTCTTCCATTTTATTTTTGGTGCCGTCTATTGCCGAATTTGTACCGCTTAGAGAGCTTTTAACACTATCACTTGCGGTTTTGTGAGACGAACTAATGTCGCTTGTATCGTCTTTTGTCTTTTTTTTGTATTCGTCAAGTTTGCGTCCGGCTCCCGAAATATGTTCACTCGTTTTTCCTACGCTTTTTCCGACACCATTCTGCATATCTTGTACGGCTTGGTCTACTTCTTCTCCGTATTTTTTGACATCATCTTTCGTTACCTTTGCGCTTTCACTTATAAGTGGCAATTCTACAAAAGGCAGTTTATTTAACTTTGTAATAATTCCGTTTATGAAGTCTACTAGCCAGTTATTTACATCTGTTACAAGGTTTCCACCAAACTTTGCCAAATCTCCCGAAATATATGTTAATAAATCGGTCCACCAACTTGTGTCGCTTAGGTTTTTGAAAATGTCACCCCAGGTAACATCTGTTCCGGCTATCCAATTTCCCACTGCCAAGCCTATGTTTGCGGCGGCAAGCACTATGGCTACAGAAATGGATATTTGCCATGAAGCACCGAGTAGCTTAGCTCCAAGTCCTGCCATTAAAGGTGAAACAATGGAATTAACATCAGTTCCTTTTGAGTCAAAAAACAGTGAAACACCATCTGCCGCAAGGACTAATCCGACTTTTGCAGAAACGCTTGATAATTTCGATGATAATAACGCGCCAACTTTTCCGTCTATTCCTGTTAATTTTGCAAGAGCAAAACCGGCTACGATTGTTGCACTTAAAGGGTCCTCTTTGAACCAGTTTGCGAGTCCTGTTATAATGCCCTCTGCTAATCCATTGACAAGCTCGTGAACATCTTGAAAAACTCCTATCCAGTCAATATTGGCAAAAAACGTACCAATTTGAGTACCGATTTCAGCCCAATTTGTACGTTCTACTGCTGTTGTTAGAGTTGTGAGTATTCCTTTAGCCCATGCCGATATAGTCTGCCCCAATAACGCAAAATCAAAATTCTCAAAAAATCCATTAATGCCGTTAGCAATCGACAAGCCAAAATTAGTCCAGTCGAATGTTGTACCGAATGAATCGAGAAAATGCAAAGCTGTATTCAGTGAACCGGCTATTGTTGCGCCTAGGTCATAAAAGAGTCTTGGGCTGATTAAACCATTAAGGAAGTCTGCAAGTCCTTTTCCGAAGTTGTCAGCTTTCCGATAAATTTTCTGCCAATCAATGCTCTCCATAGCACTCGCAAGAGCGTCACCGATGTACTTTCCAAGCGAGTAAAGGTCTTTGATTGATGATTTATATTTTTCAATCAATCCATCGGTTTTTTTCAGTGAGCTATTAACACCACTGCCAGCTCCACCGCCGCCTGAACCGCCACTGCCTGAACCTCCACCACTGCCACTGTCGCTGTTATCGTCAAGTGCGTGTATCTCATCTATGCTAAGCAGTGTCTTTTTCAGTTTTTGTGCTTTCTTGTTGGAACTATCAGCATTATCGCCAATATCGCCAACTCCGTCAGCTATGTCCTCCATGCCGTCAACAGTAGCACCGCCACCGCTTATCTCGATAGTCCATCCGAAGATTGCTCCGAGTGCGTCAGCTACAGTTCTTGTAAAGCTGATAACCTTGAGCATTACTTTGCTTAAGGCTTGAACAAATGGTTTTAGAGCATTGATTACTACGCTACCTATGATACTGCCCCATGCTTGAAACTCTTGCTTAAGGACTCTTACACTATTCGCCCATGTCAATTTGTTATCGTAAAGGCTTTTTATCCTCTACTTCTTATAGTTTCCTATAAGTTCAGCGTACATTTTCAACCACAAAAATAAGACGCATTTCTACGTCTTATGGTTGTCGAGCACTCTTGGGAAGATTATATTTATTCACTTCCTACGCGTTACAGTGTCAATCAGCCTTTCGCTATCTGATTGATTACCTCGGTATTGACTTATTGACTTATCCATTTATATCCGTATGCTGTCCTGTCGGGTTTATCAACTACTTTGTGTATAGCTTTGTAATTGACTCCCAGCGCTTTGCCAGCGTCAGATATTCTGTCATACTCTTTGACTACTTTATTTGTTTTTATATCAATTTGAGCTATTTTCCTACCCTTTTTTAGTTTAGTATACATGCTCAAATCCTTTATCGGAAAATCTTCTTTATAGACAAAAATATATCCATTGGCATTTTTATAACGATGTTTCAATGCCCCTATCAGTGTTGTCCTGTTTGTTCCTGTTTCGGTTGAAGCCTGTGCTATGCTATCAAATTCTTTGATATAATTGCCTTTTAGGTCACATTGAATAACTTTTCTCTGATTAATAGGCTTTGGCTTTATATATGTCTTAGCTCCATTAGCTTTATATTCATCTTCAAACATGAATTGATAGCCTTTACATGTCAGCATTTTATTCTTGCAACATAATAATACATCAGTATTACCAAAGCCATATTTGTCGGCTTCCATCGCACTGTCGTATCTTTCTATGAATGTTCCATCTTTATCCAGCCTTACGACAGCTCTTGCGTTATGCCCACCGACACCGCCTTTATTCTCGTTATATCCATCTCTGTATGTGTTATACAAAGATATATAAAATCTTTCAAGTCGCAATGCTTTCTGTGGACTATTGCATTTATCAATCACTTCCCATTCAAAGTTGTCCTTGCCATATTCTTCAATTGCTCTGTGAAATAAGCAATCCTCTTTTGGCGAACACCTTAAATGTTGTTGAACCCTAGCGTGATAGTTTACTGTTTGTCCGATATATAATTTTCCGTTTACTTTATTTGTAGCCTTATAGATATAATACGTTCTCATTAAATCACCTCGAACATATTATATCAAAGTATGTTGTCTAAATCAACTTAGTTTTCACCGACTTTGCTCGATTTTTCATCAGCATATTACTATGCTGCGCGACACATGAAACTAACGTTTCGTTTATCGGCTGTTTTGGCGAAGTCTCCTTGTGCAGCTTGCGTATTTGCCATGACATAATTGTACCTTAGCAATACCTTTTCAGCTTGCGTCATTGACTTGATATTTGCGTCAAGTCCGTTTTTCATAGCCCACTCTGAAAGTGTGGCTTGTGTTAAATCAAGTCCGTATCTCCTCAAAGGTGCTATTGTTCCCGAAAAAATGGATTGTAAGCTCTTTGCAACATCAGCTTGGTCTACATCGTAGAATGAAGCCATGTCACCAGCTAACCTTGTAAGATTAAGTGACATATCAGCCATACTGTCTGTAGTCTTGTATAGCGTGTTATTTTGGCTCATAAGAGCTTTATTCGCCACTGCCGTACCATTTGCCACTTGTTCTGATGAAATACCTATAGAGGTACCTAACGCTTGGAAACGGCTTGATATTTGCTTAACTGTCAGCTCTGACATTCCGAAGTCTTGAATTGATGTTTTTGTAAAATCATCAACTTTGCTTGCCATGTCACCAAACGTGGTATCTACTACGTTTTGAACCTCGGTTAGTTGGCTTGCTAAATCAACTGCACTGCCTATTTTTCCTACAGCTCGCATAACCATCCAATAAGTTGCATAAAACTTACCGATAGTTGAAGCTAAGCCCCTGAATCCACTTCTTGTACTCTTAATTGACTTAGTTGTGTTTGAAAAGCCTGTTATGAGCGACCTACTAGCCGAACCAACTTTTGCGCCTTGCTGCGACAGATTAGCAAGTGCGTTAGTCATTTGAATAATGTTACTGTTGACTCTCGGTGCGTTAGATAATGTTGTCATTACCTCTTTCAAAGCACTGCCAAGGTTTCTGATGTTATCCGCAGCATAACCGGCTGATTTTGAACCGAGCTTTGATATTGAAGCCGTTAGCTGTGTAATCTCTGCTGATTGCTTTGAGATATTCGCAAAGCCCGACAATTCTGTTGCCATGCTCTTTAAGGCACTTGCCGAGCTGACAAGTCTTGCAGTATCAAGGTTGCCGAGTTTTTCCATGTTAGTCGCAATCTTGCTAAAGGTACGTGTGTCAATACTGCTCACACTTCTAAGTGATGTTGCAAGTTGTGACATTCCACTCGCAAAATTGCTTATGCTTGCACCATTGAGGGAATTGAGAGTAGTTCCAAGCCCTTGCAACTTACTTTGTAAATTGCCTATGGCTTTAGTCGCTTGTTGCGCGTCCGACTTGATTTGAAGCTCAATGCTCTCTGCCATTTTCTCACCTCCCTGTATGTAATAAAAAAGAGAGCTACCCTAAAGTAGCTCTCATGTATTTAGTCTTTGAGCAGATAGTATGTTGTAATCAATCCAACATATCCGTCTTGCTTAAGGCCCCTATTCTTTTGAAATACCATGACACATTTGGTGAGATAATCCGTCCACTTGCCGTAATCAGTATCAAGCTTGTAAAAATGATACTTGTCATGCAGAGTCTTTCTCAACCACTTAATGGCTGTCGGGCAGTTATGTCTCTGACCGCTCCACAAATTGTGATTTTTAGCAAATCTCTGTGAATTAACTCCAAATCTGCCATCTTCCTTAAGTTCGTCTGTGTCAAATCCGATGTTCATAGCATGTTGCCATTTTCTTACATCATCATTATCGAGGTAATACTCCTCATTGCCTTTCCAAGCGTTATTCTTTACCGGAGTTGCTATTGGTGTCGGAGTTGCTATTGGCGCCGAATTATTCTCTATTCCATCACCCTTATCAAGCTCAATATAGAGTAAGTTAGCGTCAGTACTGTTACTCAGACCGCTACAAGTAAATGCACTTGAATACTGCCAGCCATACAGAGGATGCTGTATAACAGGTTTCTTTGCGCTATTAGGTTCATCACCAATAGACATTCCCTTGGTTGACGGATAACGTGCTATCCAGAATGGACAGTTAATCTGATTTGCGTATGGCGCAATGTACTGATTGTAAAAGCTAAGTCCTGTGTATACACCAAAGTTAAGCCCGGCACTTTTGATAACACTCTGATATGTGTTGATAATATCAATAAGCGTCTGTCCGAGCTCTTGCTGGCACTTATCCTCAACATCTAACCAAACAAAAGTTTTTCTTCCGTTAAGTGTCTGAATGACCTTATTTGCGTCTGTCTTTGCCTTGTCTACTGTTGTAGCGTATGAGTAGTTATAAACACCTTGTATCGGCATTCCTACATCAGTACAGCGTTTCCAATTTTGCTCAAAGGTTTTATCCGGATTAAGGTCTTTGCGGATTATTTTAAGGATTGCAAATTGTACCCCAGCCCACTTAACCTTGCTCCAATCAATATTTCCTTGATATGACGATACGTCAATTCCTTTATATGCCATATTTTTACCTCATTAATCAGGACTTTCAGGTAATCCTGACTGTCTCAATGCGTTAATTCGTTGCTTCATTTCATACACAGCAATTTCCTCATTAGACTCCTTGTATTTAGGCTCGTTATCTTTTGAGTATTGCTCGCTTAATGATTTTTCAATGTATTTCGCTCTTGCCTTGTTGCCATTTAAGGCTCTGTCGATAGCTGTAAGAGTTGCACTTAATCCGTATGTGCCCCACCAAGCCCACATGTTAGAGTCAGATTCTCTTTGCTCGAGCATATAAGCCTTTGAATAAGGCTCTAAATCAGCCGGACAAGACATGTCTATGTCCTCAACGCTAAATCCATAGCCTTTAGTTGCTAAAAGCCAATATGGGCGAATTTCGTTGCAATACGCTTCCCATGTAAGCTCTTTTACTTCTTGATTGGTTTCTTCTTGGCTGTCTGCGCCTCTCTCGCCAGCATCTTTGATAAAAAACTGTTTTTCTCCATTTCAGCCGACAAATCGTTGTAGAGCGACATTATATCTCCACCCTCTTCATTCTCTGGGTCGAGATAATCGTCAAGCAAATCATACATCTTCGCTAATTGCTTCTCTTTTGCTTCTTTATCGTCAAAATCAAAGCCAAATTCGTCAGCGTGAAACTTTTGCAAGCCCACGAGCAAAAACTCCGGTAAAAATCCAAGCATGTTGTCAATGACTTCAAGTCCCTCGCCCTTTTGCTCCATTCCTACGAGCCTTGGGATAATTTTATTCTTATATACCGGTGCATATCCAAATTTAACTGTATACTCTTTTCCACTTAATTTAATTTTCATTTTATCTTTCCCTTTCTCCCTAATTTATATAGGGAAAGAGGCAGTATTAAAACTGCCTCCATTACCTTACTATATTGTTTCTTCAAGTTCGCTGTCAGCCGTGCTATCATCATAGCCAACCGCTACGGCTTTTTTCGATTGGCTCATGATTTTTTTGTGAGTGTGATTTCTGTTGGATAGCCTTGGTCATCCTCTGTTACCGCAACATCGTAGTTATCCTCAATCCACTTAGGCACTGTCTGAACTGATACAGTCGCAGTTCCTGTTAAGTGGTCATCGGAAGCCTCACCTGGGGCGAATGACTCTTGACCGATAAAAGCACAGATACCCTCTGAACCTTTTCCGTCTGTACCATAGAGAATGATGAAATCGAGCTTCTTGCCCTCGTTAGTTACCATCTCGTCTTTGTACTTTTTCTCAAAAGCTCCCTCAACTTCCATAGAACCGGCTGAGCGTCTACCCATTTCCTGTGTCTCTACTAAATCCTCAAGAGTTGAAGTATCTACCATGTTCTGTGAACCGAATGGTGAGGGAATTGATTTTGCTCTAAGTAAGAGCTTGTAAGTTCCAGCCCAATAATCGCCACTTGTGGCAGATCCGGTTGGTGTCTTGTAAGCAATTCTACTTTTTAAACCTGTTGCCATTTGTATTACCTCCTAATTTTTCATAAAAAAATAAGAGCCAAAAGGCTCTTATAATCTATCATTCCAGTCGAATGACCGCCTAGCACGTACTGTTGCTGTCCATAATTTGCCGTTTTTTCTAGCGAATGGGGCTGTTGTCAGCTTGAATGACATAGCTTTGTATTCATTAGCCACTGTCTGCGCCACATTCAAAGCTTCTGAACGGCTTTTATTCGTTGTAACAATTACTTGTGCCGTAAATAATACTGTATTTATTCTTTCACACTCTAAATCCTCATTCTGTTCTATAGGTTCGAGTGCTTGAACTAGCACTGTCGGGAAGCTAGCCGTTGCACTGTCCGACTGTTCCTCTTGTGTGAATTTTAGCTTGGGATATTTAGTTTTCAATTTTTTCTCACATCGGGTTTTAACAATCGCATACGTGAGGTTTTCAAGGTCGTAAACCCATTGATTTTGACTCGCCACTTTATCTCACCTCAACTAAAATTTTTCCGTGCTGTTTTCATAATTTCATTTTCCATTTTTAAAAATGCGTGATACATCGGCATTGTAGGTGTAATGCCGTATGAATGATGTAATTCTCCGCTTTCGTCTCTCCAATACCAACCCTCGCTGTCAAATGCGTGTGTCTGCCCCGGGAAAGTTCCTTGACCGCCTTTTGTGTCATTAAAGTGTGGCTTAGCTTTCCAACCCGAGCCGTATTCAGCCATAAGCAAAGGTGATACATCAACTGTTTTGAGTCCGTCCGCTGTTTGCCATGTGCTTTGTATCTGCCCTGTTTCCGTAGCAAGCACAATAGCTGTACAGCCGTCCGTTGTATCTTTAATTTCGTAACTAAACGTGATATAGTGTCCGAAATTGCCTGTATTTGCTCGTGCTACAGCAATGCCATTACTAGCAAGCTCTCCGACAAATGCTATGCACTTGTCCTGTAGGCGGTCTTTATATCTTTCAAGCTTGTCTATCGCATCTTGTATAGATTTTTCTGTCAGAGAAACGTCAATCTTCACAATTACACCTCTTTCACGACTGCTTTGAGCATGTATTTAACCGAATAGAGAGAGGGTTTGACTCCCACTATTGTAAAGTCTGCAGAAGTTGAATCAACTAATCCGTTGGCATCCTTTGTAGGCTCGCTATCGAGCCAAATAACATCGCCCTTTTTAAAAGGGTATTCTCCTCTGTCTGTCAGCAAAACAGCGTCAAAATCAGCCGTATTAAAGCCATATTCCTTGTTTTGTGCTTCTCCTCCGTCAAACGATATATTTGCCCGAAAATCAACCGGCTCTGAAAAGCCTGTTTCCTCATGGGTGTAATATATCTTCTCTCCATCCTCTGTTTCGTAAAACTTTAGATTTCCGTCATCGTCTTTTTCATAGACTGTGACTGTTTGACCTTGAAGCGCGTATTTCATGGCTTGTTTATTAATGTCAAGCATTTTTCTTTATCTGCTTGTAAATCTGATTAGCACCGGTACTTGCCATGCCCGACACAATGCCAACGGCTATTGCATCAAGAATGTTGTTTGCCGGATAACCGGGAATTACAAACATTCCAACAATACCGAGTACTCCACCGGCTACACCTACGATAATAGGAATAATATTATCTTTAACCTGTGGTATCTGCTTTGAAGCATATCCGATTAAATAAGTAATTACCATAATAGCAACTACTGTAGGTACTTGTGTAAAGTCCATCAGTTTTTCCCTCCTTTGCCTAAATGGATTTCCTCAATCTCATTTTTCATTTTTGTTACCATGCCATTACCGCCAAGTGCGTGGTATGCGTCATACATCTCGCAAAAATTCTGATACGCATATGAGGGAATTTCGCCAAGCTTCATGTACTTATCGTGGTATTCGATAAGCTGTACTCGTAAGAGTAACATTGTACCTTTTCCGTTTGCTTGTCGTAGCTTCTTTTCCTCTTCAATGCGCTCGTTTCTTTCTTTTGTGTCTATTGCTTTTTGTTTTTTCTGCTCTTGTAAAAGCCAAACAATATAACCCAAAAGCGCTGTTAGAACAATTGGTAAGGCAATAATGTATGTCTGATAAAGTAAAGCTTTCATCTTACAGCCTTTCATCTTTAGTAATTGGCACACCGCCCACCACCACTTAATGTGTACCGCCTGCTACCATATTGGTAACGCACAATCTTCTTTTGCTTATAGCACTTTGACAAAAGGAAAGACTCCGACAAACAGCTTATCTCTGTCTTTCCATGTACGGCTCACTCCGCCCTCGCTCAATGCGCTCATGTAGTTCTCACCGGCTTGTGAATGGTCGTATACAGCAAGATTGATAATGACATTCTCAAACTGCTTTAAATCGGCGGTTATATCATCATCAGTAAAAGTGTCCGGATAACACCTTTTTGCCTTTACATCTTCCGTGGCTTGTCTAATGAGCTGTTCAATGAGTGGGTTATCTTCCTTGTTGTCGAACACTACCACATCAGATGTCGTTTCATCATCATTCGTGACTGTATCAATATGAAATTGTTTAAGTCTAATTTTGACTTGCTCTAATGTGGTGTATTCCATGCCAAGCTCCTTATAATCCAAACTTTTCAATTAACATTTTCTTCAAGTCGCTGCCATTTATTTCTGTGGCATTTTCAATACCATTTTCGCTCGCAAGCTTCTTTAGGTCGGCTGTTGACATTCTGTTAATTTCTGTCTTTGTGTATGGTGTTTCAGGTGGGTTCATAAAATCAGAAGGTACCGAATTGCTATTGCTTTCCGGTACCTCGTCTCCGACTTTATACCACACTCCATCATGCTTTATAGAGTGCGTTGCTATCATAAGCCTTAATCCTCCTTAACTTTGAGAACCATAACGCTATCCATACCCTCAAATGTAGGTAATCCAATCATAGATACAATACAGTGAGTATTGATAGGATGATTTGTAGCGTATGTGTATACAGATACACCGGTCTCAACAAGTGAGAGGTTTCCGTCTGTGATACTTCCGCTTCTTTCCTCTGGAGTCTTACCGAATGTGTAATCGCCAAGGAATACTCCGGCAGACTGTGCAGATACAATGCCTGTTGGTACAAAGTACTGTGTTTGTCCTGTCTCATCAACATAGAGCTTATCGTATACTTCAATCTCGATACCATATCCTCTAAGGTATTCAGTAACCTGTCCTTGCTGTAATCTGATACCGCCATTGTAAGCTGTGATACCGAGTACCTGTTTCTTTGTATCTTCTGCGTTGAGCACCATTTCCCAAGTCTCTGTGTTCATGGTATAACGAGTGAGAGAATATCCTGTTGCCTTTGAGAAGTCTCTCTTGGACTTAATAAGGTCGTCAAGTGGTGTAGCTGTATCCGACTTGTCCCATGCACTTGTGCCTGTAAAAGTCTTGTAATGCTGTGCTGTATGCTCTGATTTCTCGTTATCTGCAAGGTAATCAATGTAATATGGTTTTTTGTCAATAGTTACCTTTATTCTTGGAACTCCATCTGTAGGTGCAAGTAACTGCCAAATCTGTCTCTCCGGTACAACTAATGCGCCCTCGATAAGGTTCATTGGTTTCTTTGAGATTTCACGTAATACGTTATTGGCAAGGCTAGAGTTTTCAGAAGTTCTGTAATTGTCATACTCCTGTTCCTCTTTCTCTGTTACCATATAAGACTCACGATAAAATGGCATTGAGTTCTGAATGTCAGAGAAGCCTCCAACGTCTCTTAACTCTGCCTGTGCGTCAAAGCTTGAAGCTTTGAGTGATACCGGCAGTCCGTTCTTGCCCTTGATAAATCTAAGGTCGAGCGAATCCTGTTTACGTGTTCCGAATTTTTGTCTGCCAAGATAAGGGGCAGTTCCTAATGTCTTCTGATAATTGTTCCACATTACACCGAGACTTCTCGCTGTAAATGCTTCTGCTAATGGTAATGCCATGTTCTTCTACCTCCTTTTAAACCTGACTTGCTACAATCTTTGGCGCGCCATAGAAAGTAACTCTAGGTGTTGCAGTTCTAGCTTTATCTGCGATTGAAAGTGACTTAACTTTCTCCCAATCAATAGTTCCCTGATATACATATGTTCCAGGTGCGTCACCCATCGTTACATCTACATCGTGTAACAGATAGCCCTTGCACTCTGCGTCATTGCTTGGGAATGGTGTACCGGCCGGTACAATCTTCATTCCGTTTGTGTCTGCGCTTGTTACCATAGTCTGCGGTACAAGGCACGCTGCACCCTCATAAGGGAAAAATTTTAAAATTCCTTTACCCTGTGTAAAGTCTCTTACGATTGGCTTTCCCATCGTTTCTACCTCCTGTTTTAAATTACATAGCTGTTTTGGCTCTCTGCACTTGCAACTGTACCGAATGAGATTTGCTCTGCATTTGCTACATCTGCCGGCTTTGAGTCAGGTTCATTATTGTTACCGCCATTATTAGGATTAGGAGTACCTTTGAGTGCGTTTTTCTCATACTCCGCTATCGCATTGGCTTTCATGTCGGAAATAATCTTGCCAAGTGATGTTGTGTCAAAAGAGCCATCCTCTTTTACTACTGTCTTTGCCTGTTCGGCGGTAATGCCAAAATCAGACATTGCACTCTCTCGTAAATCTCTGACAGCATTATCTTTCTGTAGCTTGGCAATCTGCTGATTGGCTGTATCTAAGGCTTTATTCGCCTTTTCAAGCTCTGTCATATTGCCAGCCTGTAAATCGTCAAGCTGTGCCTGTAGCTCGTCAGCTTTGTCGGCTTTAGCCTTATACTGATTGGCTTTCTCTTTCTCTCTTGCCATTTCCTCACCGCTCTTGTTAAGCAGATTTGTTATCTGCTCATCCGTTGCATCGGGAAAAAGCTTCAAAACATCATTTCTTGTCATTTCAATTACCTCCGTAACTCACGCTTTTGTTATCGCGGGTCGCTCCCGCCGAGTTTTTCTGTTGTTTAACGCACAACTGCAAATTTTGTATAATAAAAAGCAACCTATAAGTTTTCCTTACAAGTTGCTCATTATTTGTAATATTTAAGACTGCATCTACACCCTGCTATTTCTTTTACCTGTGCCCCCAAAGAATGGTCTTTTGGAAACATCATCAACGAGTTTCCGACTTCAAACGGCTCAAAAATATCAATTCTCTTTCTATCAACTTCTGCATGTGTAGGTCTGACATGTGAATCTTCTTTTGAGCGCCACTCTTTTGTTTTGTAGCCCTGTTTTACCATTTCAGTTTGTAGTCTGTAATTGCCAACTGTATTAGCTTCATTCGCAGCTACATTTTTTGCTCGCTTCTGCGAAGTAAAATACTCCACTTCAATATTTTGCTCGGTAGCGTCAACCACCTCATTCACAATGTACCGGGCATAGTCTATAATGTATGAGGGTGTTTTCTTCGTCTTGCAATACTGCGTGGCAATGCTCTCATATCTGATGATAAATTCTTTGGTGATAGTGGTTATCTCTGTTTCTTCCTTGCCGGATAACAGGGCAAATAGCATAACAAAGATTTTTTCAAACTTTTCAGCAAGTTTTTTCTATCTTCCTTTTCCTCGTCAGATAAATCCATCTCGCCAAAATATGTGTCATAATCTATGTCTTGTATTTCATTTTTGTTAAGTGCGTGGATTTCATCTGCCATATCAAGCTCCAAAATAAATTGACAGCCAATTATTCATCGGCTGTCTTTCCATTGTTCTTATCATCGTTATTATTGTTAGGTGTAGCTGTTGTCGGCTGTTCTTCCGGGAATAACATTTCCATACGCTTAGCGCTTTCAAGAGTAACTTGTTCAGGGTCACTAAACATGTCAATCGTCTTAACAGCTCTTTTGTAATTGATACCACACCTAAGTAATATTTCAAGCACTTCTGCTTTAACAAGCATGTTGTCTAGCTTATTATGATTAATGTGTATCTCAACATCGCTAGGCATAAGCGTAAAGCCCTTGTTTATTCTTAATCTGTTAAGAATAAGCCTAAGTGCCATTCTTTCTGATTTCTTAAGAATAGGCTCATTAATAGCCGTTCTAAGTCCGGCATCATAATGTCCGTTTCGTAGTTCTACGGCTGAGCCGGTGTCACCGCCTGTGTTGCCCTGACGATTCGCAAGGCCTTGAATACTTAAAAATCTTTCAAAAAGGTCAGTAAATACTACCTGTCCCTCCGTCTGATTAAGTTCGCTCGTCATTACATCAACATCAGCCTTGTTATCTGAACCATTGTTAGATTTAACTACCAATGCTCCCTCTTGTCGCATTTTTCTGAATGTATCTATGTCAATCTCACAATTAACGAATTTCACCCATGCAGATACAAACTGCTCGACACCATTAATTCTGTCTGATGTAAGCACGTTGATAGCGTCTGTAATTGCAATAGTCATTTCAATATCAGATAATCGCCTTGCATTGTTTGGATATTCAATCACCGGAATTGCTCTGTTGCCGTTTATTCCACTTGCATAAATCTTGTCGTTGCGAATATCAAACCACTCATTGTCAGTGAACACATAATAAATATCTGCTCCGTTCTCATCCTCTCCGATTTGACAAGAGAATGCCGGACGTCCATTTGAGTAGTACACTACAAAGGTGTACATCGGATTTTCAGACGATAAATAAAAATCGCTTTCATCAAGCAACTGCCCTTGTCCATCATCATTACCGATAAATCTGTAGCCGGTACCGCATATACTTCTCCAACGATGTATGTCTATATCGCACTCCTGTTTGCTTTCCGAGTCCATTGTAATGTTAAGCTGTGTGATTTCTTCTGACTTATGGTTATCAGTACCACGCAGCACGTATTGGATTGGCTCGGCACACATTTCTGCGGTTTTTCGCTCGACAAGCTCATACGCAAGATTTACAGCAATCTTGTTATTGATTTCCGGGCGATTTACCTTTTGCCGATACAAAATCGGTTGGTCACCACGATAGTATCTGTCAAGATACTCAATCTCAATAGCGTTTTGCTCGTGAATTACAAGTGCTTTATTCAGTTCTTCGATTATGTTATTTTTTGTGATTTGCCTTTTACGTGTGAAAATAACCTGTCTGCCGTAATTATTGTGGCAAACAGCCGAAAAAGGTCTTACATTTTTATGAGCATATCTATACATCAATAAAACCTCATGCCACTTGCAGAAGTTCTCTGTGGAACCTCTTTTATCTGAAATTCTTGTGTGCCAGCCCAAAACCATATCCATTTACGGCAGTGTGTACACATTACTTTGTGGTGTTTCTTGTCGCTTTTATTTACCCACGTTAATAGTTTTCCACAACGAGGGCACATTACACTTCGTTTTCCTGTTGGTACAATATTCTGATTATTCATGTTGTCCTCGTTTCACTAAAAACGGCACCCACAATCTGTGAGTGCCGTTTCTAAAAGAGATTTTACGCAATGAACGAATTACATTTTTTTCATCTTACACATTATCACATTCTAAGCGAACCGAACGAACAAACTTACATTTTCTTAAAAAATCTTTCAAACTCCATTCTTACGCTATCTGCCGTGGCTTTACCGCCAAGCGCATATGCTGTCTGCAACCATGATTTATTTTCCAAAAATCTAAAATTAATTATTCTTCTCATTCTGCTATCATCAAGGCTTGCTATGAATTCCTCTACATCGTTTGTTTTTTCAAGCAAATCATCTTGTAAAAGCTGTAATGTAGTCATTCTTGAGTACAATAATGTACGCTTGCGTCCGTATTCAGGGTATGGTACACCCTCGATTTTGAAATGTTGTGTGCCACCCATGCCTCCTGACACAGTGTCAATCACGCTTTCTCCGCTTTCTATCTTTTCAAGGTCATCTTGCAATTTAGCAATTTTCTTTCTAACCTCTTTGATTTCCTCTTGTAAGTCTGAATACTGTGATAAAACTTCCTTTGTCATTAATAAGGTCCTCCTCTGAATGGATTGTGTACTGCTTCAACTTTTGCTATTCGCTTTTCCCTAAAAATCATATCGCACAACTGTGCAGTAGAGTCCACGCCATCATCATGTTTCATTGTGCCCTCATATGTGCAAGAAAGAACGTTTTGAAAATATTTCTTGTATTCCTTAGTTTGTCTTTCAAGTTTTATGAAATGCAGTTTTCTTATATCAGGCGCATGATTTTTAATTCTGTCCATTTTTGCGGTTTTGTTATCTGCTGGGTCATGGCTTGTCAATATTGGGTAGCAATCTTTTTTCCATATTTTCTCGCACTCCAAACGATAGGCAGATGTTGTTTTTGTTTCCTCAAAATGTACCTCTGCTGTTTTATTCGAGAATTTATCTAAGTGACTTTCCATTCTACTTGTTACTTCGGGAATTGTTATATCCTTATCGCCATCGTTATACACAACATCCACGATATAGTATTCCTTTTCAATCTCATAGCAAATTGGCATTGATACAAAGTCTCCACCGCCATATGCCGGGTCGTTTGCCGAAAAAATTCTATCAGGTCTTATTCCCTCAATTTCTGCCGGGTCAAAAAAGTTCATGTTATCAATATTGAACATCTGACCTTTTCTTTCTATCGGCTCTTGCTGATATTGGGCGAACCATGAAGCCATATCGTCATTATCTTCAAATGAAGCCATTCTGCGCTTATAATCTAATGTGGAATATCCCAATTTGTAGGGATAGTCAAAATTGCTCTCATTGTTTTCATTGAGTGCCGGAATTATAACCTCTCTATGACGTATGTTTTTATATTCAGGATTATTTGCAAGCAATTCTAATCTGCGTCCTTGTACGTCTCTTGGCGCCCATCTCGTGCCTATTCCTAGTAACTTTGCTTTGCCGGGCTTAATTCTTGGCATAAAGTTATTATCAAACTTTCCCCAAACTGTAGCCTGTCTATCCTCGCTTAGTGCTTCATCAATACCACTAAATAAATCGTCATATACTCCCAAGCCGTCACAATCACATGCTCCGTTCAGCGTTCCGTATATAGAGCGCATGGTAAATGTTGGGTATGTTTTTTTACGCAAGAAGTCTATCGTAAGGTCTTTTCCGTCTGTGATAGCTCTTTTCTCTACAATTTTAGGGTAAATATCTTTGTAGGTGTACGTTGGGTCATTTACCATTTCTAATGTTCCATCGTAAAATCCTCCGGTTATTTTGTCAGAATATGCCGAATATAGATTTGACCTCTCAGGTCTGTTTGAGCCAAACCACAAATTACCCATTTTAACGATTTGAGTCTTTCCGATACGTCCAGGGCAGAACACCATGCCCTCATCAAGTTTGTCATCGTACAAATCTTGAATAAGCTGTGCGACTTTGCTTAACGGATTTCTTCTTGGCAAATAAAATCTTTCCCATGGTGGACGATTTTTTTCCATGTAAATCATAAAGCTCTCAAACTTATAGTGGGCTTCCATCAAGAATAAATCAAAATAGTGATTAACTAAGTCATATGGTGTAGTCTCATGCTTAAAATGGTAATAATCCAAATCCCAAATCGTACCACCCGTTTTAGCCGTGCAGAAGTCCTCTATAAGCTCTTTTGCTCTCTTAGTGAGTTGTAGTCCATACTCAATATCTTTCTCGCCATTTATGGCTACACTGCAAGCGTCTACATAGGCATTAATTACTTGCTCGTCTTTCCCTTTGTCCTTTATGTAGTTTTCATATCCGTTTACTGTGGAAATAAGGCTCTGACTAGCCATAAGAAAAGCACCTCCACTTTTAAAAAGCAAAGGTGCTTATAGACCTCTGCCTATAACTGTTTTAGGGTAGCGACTAACTCTATTTGTTAGCCGGTAAAATTTTTATTAAAATGTTGGCATTGCTTCATTGCAAACCGGATGCAATTTGTTTATAAGTGCATTATAATCATCAATTACATACCTTACCGGAATCGTATATGCTTTAATGCCATATTTATTTGCTGTTTCCATTTCAATGCAACAGCCGTTCCAGTCGTAGCTCTCACATATTCCCATGAATACATCAGCCTGTGCCAGCTTCTTAAGGCTCTCGCCTAAATACCATACAGCTTCTTTGCTGTCTTTAGGCGGATTATCCTCAATGTAGCTGTCGATAAGCTCTAACTCTTCGCCCTCGTATATTTCAGCAATCTTTTTCATCTTCTGAATACTTGCTTTAATTTCTTCCTCTGTTCTGCCTTTCATTGGCACACTCACAAATAACTTCTTCATGTTCTCAATCTCCTTTTCTATGTTTTATCAACCTTTAGCTTTCTAAGGTCAGCAGCTACAATCAATCTGTAGCCGGTAATATCACTTAATCAATATCCGCAATGCTTTCTACAAAGCAATTGTAGTAGATATATCTCTTGCCGTTAAAGTCAAACTTAACATATCCACCATCGTTTGTATCAATATCAATCTTGCCTTTATATGTTGCAAGTTCTTTACCATCTGCCGTATATACAGTAATGGTTCTCTGCATACCACCATTAATATTGCTTTTAAAATCAGTTACGCTTCTTTTCCATTGTGCGGTACATCCTGTCATTCCTAAACACAATGTCAATCCTAATACAATTGCTATAATTTTCTTCTTCATAAAAATTCCTTTCCGCTGATAATCAGCAATCATTTATTTTAATTCATCTGCTGTAACTATATGTAAAATCCCATAATTACCTTTATCAAAACTGTCTCTTGCACTTTCGTGACATCTTGTGCGTAGTACATTTAATGCACTTTTAATATTGCTATTGCAAATAGCCTTAGCAATGTCAGAAAATGGTTGTGGGTTGTCTAGTCTTGAATTAGCTTCTGCTATAGAACAATGCTTATATTGTATTATTGCGTCCATTGCAAAGTCTCTGTCCAAATTAACACCCAAAAATCTGTCCGTAACTGTATTCCATATAGCATATAGGTTATCTACATCATCTTGTAATGCGACTGTTAACATATAATCTCACTCCTTGTTCAGTTCATCCGCATATCTTGTCATTTCAATCTGTGTTCCGTTTTCATCCCTTGCACCGACAGTTACATATCTGTTACTTCCACTCATCATATCCCCAATCCGTATTTCTGTTTTATCATCATTAAACTTGTAACACTCACGCATTTTCTCAATGCAGTTATTCATTTCTGATATTTTCATAAAATCACTTCCTATCCTTTTTGATAATCTCTCTGAATACATCAAGCATTCCTGTTTCTTCAAGCAAAAACACTGTTCCTGCAATGCATATAGATATCATAAGTGCCACAGCTACTATAATCGCAATTAAAAACATAATCGTAAAAGCACTATTCATTCTTCATAAATCTCCTTGTTTCCTCGGTTATTTTAGAGCATATAGCGAAATTCATTTCAACGTGGCTTTTTGGCAGTCTGCCAAACTTTTCCAAAGCATATTTTTCTACCACTTCTCTTGAAATATCTATGCCAAAATTTCTCAATGCTTCTTTAGATGGCGGTTGATACTCTGATAAAAGATTGTCAATGTTGTTCATTTCTCATAAACCTCTCAAAATCTCTCCTACACTTAGGGCATAATTCAAAATTATTGCTTTCTCTTTGCGTTTTTCTCTTATAAATAACTCCGCAGATACCAAGGCTGTATGATTGCTTTTCTACCTCAATATTTGCAACAGCACTATAGTTGTACTCGATTTCCACACCGCACCTGTCGCAAGTGCGCCATTCTTTTTGATGTTTCATTCCTCCACCAACTTTCTAATCGCCATACATAAACATATTTCCAAAATAGAAATCATTTAGTGCTTTTTCTAATTCGTCTTTGTACCTAAATGGACTTAAAGGGCTTTTTATTTCTTCCCTCAATACAGGTGACATATTGTCTATTAAAATGTTTTGTGTAGCACTTGCAAGATTTTGTGGTGGCAAATCCGCTAAAGCGCATAACTCCATTCTTTTATGGTCGCATTTTTCAGATTTAGGGCAACTTTTACATTTTTCTGCTAATTTACTTAAAGGTTCCGCCATTACTACACCAACTTTCTACCGCAGATAGGGCAAAATTTTATATCTTCTATTTCAATTCCAGACATAAAATGGTCACTGCATCCGACGAATAAATGAAATGCATTTTCAAATTCAACAATTCTCTTTGTTGTGCTTACAATACACAAGCAAATGCTCCGCAATCTGCTCTAGCTCGTCAATAGAATAGATATCTCCTTTTACTACATTACATCCGATAAATACTTTCTCAACGTTACTCGTTTTTCTTGAATATGTTGCATTTATAAGCATATTTGCTGTTTCGAGTGCGTCAAATGGTAGTTTTACAAGTCTGTCGGTTTCAAAACTGCGCTTTTCTTCTAATTCGTGTTTAAGTTGTGTAATATGGCCTTTAGATTCTCTTAACTCTTTTCTTAAACCCTCAATTTCCTCCCGCTTCTTTTGCATTGCAATTTCATAATCGTCAAATGAAACATATTCTCCATTTGCATAAGCAATTCTATCTTCAAACATCACTTTTCCGTCTTTGAATTTATATCTTTTAACTGTATATGCCATAATTACACCTCAATCAAAGTAAATTTTCGTTTTTTAACAATGTTGTCTCCGTGAAGCATTCCATCTATGTCTCTGCCACACCCCATATTGATTGTGTTTACCTCACATTTGCCTAAATACACTTGATATTCTTTCCCTGCAATAGAGATAGTTCCAAGCGCATTTTCAAAGCTTGCATTAAAGCCACTGTAGTCATAAGGTGTACCACAATAAGGGCATTTTTTAAGTTTTCTGTCAATCGGTGCGCCACAGTTCACACAGTTTGTGCTCATTGCTTATTCTTCCTTTGCCTTAAACAGTGTGTCCGGAAATGGAATACCTAAAAAATGCATATTTGCGTACTTCCTAAATGTCGGCACGCTCATGCCAGCTATCTTTGCAGCTTCCGCCTGTGAGCATCTTCCGTATGCGTATTCCATCAGCCCCTCTCGGAATGAATCGATATTTCGTGTCTTAACTCCCTTTGCCATATTTATACCTCCGTTTAGTACTCTATAATGCCTTGTGCCAACTGTAGCAGATAGTCGCTTTTAGCAAAATGCGTTATCGAGTAGTTAGTCTCTCTTCTATGTGTTCGTCTGAAATGCTCATTAACCATTCTATCAAGCCCTGTAAGCCCTGTTTCGTCTGTTAGGTAAACATCTGTCCACTCAAAGTGATTATGTTCTGTATCGGTCACATTAGAAAGCGACAGGCATACATTAGTCAGAGTCTTATCCGTCAAGATTGGGTGAAACTTGCAAAAATATGTTTCGTACAGGTTCATGTATCTGTGAAATGAGCTTTTAACTGTTCTTCTGATTGTTTCGTTTTCAATACTGTTGTCACAGATTTCAGAAAATCTATTGAGCATATCATCTTTCTTTGCTTGCATATCCTGTCGGGTGACTCTTGCCGTCTGTTTCTCGAAAACAGATGTATGTACCTCTCCAGTAATCTCTGAATTATAATCTCTGTTTAAATTCTCTGTAGTAATCTCTGGTAATGGTCTGTCACATTGTCCCTCTCGACAGGTCATTTTGTCCTGTCGGTCTGTCATATTGTCTTGTCGATTTGTCATTTTGTTCTCATCGGAATTAAATTCATCCACAAGCTCTTGTAATTTTTCAGTATCTATTGTGTACCACTTTGTTTTATCAATGCCCAATTTGTTATAATTAGCAGATACAACAACTCCTTTATTTTCAAGCCTTGTGAATGTTCTCTGTATCGTTTTTTCACTCCAATACGGAAAATCTTTAGCTTTCCAATCGCTGTATGAGTTATATACCCAATATCTGTCGTCAATAAAATTTTTACCGGCTTTTCTGTTAATTCCTAGCCAATAATTTAATTGATTTAACACTATTGCCTCGTTTAAATCTCCTAAAACAAGTGCTAAATCAGTATTTATGATAAGTGTCTTTGATTTGTCTACAAAAAGTTCATTAAAATTCATAAATTACCTCCGTACCGATAACTCCGTGATTTATATAAAAACAGCTGTCAGGCGGTCACGGTTCCGCTTTTCGTGTTGCAATCACTAGGCAACTGATTTTACCGAATTAAATTAAAATACTTTTTTCTTCCATTCTTCCTTGTTCGCAATTCCGTTACTTGTTTCTTTTACAAAAGCAAACATTTTATCAAAATCTTCTGCGTTTATATAAATGCTCCCATTGAAAATATGAGTTTTCAATCCAAGTTTTGTCACAAGCTTTCTTACATCATACACATTAAAGTTACGAATATTCGTTTGGTTTTTGATTATTGTTTTTATTCTAGCGTATGAATAATCGCTTTTCCCCGCCATTTTATTGTATTTCGGCTTATATTTTTTGATAAATTCTGTTTCTTTATCATCCAATTCACTTTCTTTGCAATTAATAATTGCTATTTTGGTGAATTTTTTATCTTTATGTGAATATGGTCTTGCTAATCCTATTTTAGATTGTCCAACATAAACAACCTCATCCCCATCCATAAGAAAATAGATTATAGGGGTTTGGACATTAGGAAGTATTCTTGAATTTTCATTTTCTGCAAAATTCATAATATTATTACCTGCCTTTCTGATAATAGCCTTATTAGCAAAACAACAAACAGGCACTAAGGCTTGTGCTTTTCGGTAGCTAACCTAGTTTGTTGTAATCGGATAGACAGGACTCGAACCTGTGACTCCCTCCGCTACCATTACCGCAGTGGGTTTCTCCCAACTGAACTACTATCCGAAAAAGGCAAGATACACTCCATCAAAAGGTTTCCCAAAACACATTACAGAATTTTGAAGTGTCTCACCCCATTGCTTTCAGTCGCGCGTACCTACTAGCAACTTGTTTTTGTGTGTTTTATTTTTACTTCGTCTTACTGTACCGTGCTAACACGTACAGGCCCGTCTTACTCCACTGCTTTAATTTAAAAACATGTCAGCGTTACGCAACCGCTATTCAAGATATAACAGCTCGCACTAAACCGACATATGATTGATGTGGTGTGGATTTGAACCACACATAAAAGACTTACTTTCTCATAATGTCCCCTGAGAAATACTTTCTCCGTATTGCGTTTTGCAATAGACATTTCATAGCGTTTACCCATTCCGCCACACATCAACAATCGGCAAGGTTGGGAATCGAACCCACGACAAATCAGCTAATAGCCGACTGCTCTACCACTGAGCTACATGCCAATAATGAGGGTGAAGTCTAAGGAGTGGCTACACCCTCCGGAGATATAAATTTGTATGTGCTGTAGGAAGAAAAGAACTAACGAAACCTACAGCAAAGGACATGTGAGGAATTGCACCTCACCTAAGACTCATATGATTTGAGTTGCCCTAGTTTAACAATTAAAGGGGGTATATATGTCTGCTCCGCCTATTACAGATGTCTTTACGACAGGTTGGTTTCCACGCTCGTGCATTGTGGGATTATACACGATTAAACCCTCACGAGCCTTGTGACGGCTCTTGACAGCTTTCCACTATGAGGGTGAAAGGAACTACTAAGTCCAATGTCGGGGAACCAAGTAAACCCCGAACAGGGCATGTTGGATTCGAACCAACGTATGCAGCAGTCAAAGTGCTGTGCCTTACCGCTTGGCGAATGCCCTATATCTACTGCCACATGAAAGCTATGGCAAGTATCTGACCGAACATTACCGCAATGCTAAGAAGTCTCGGACTAACTGTTGCTTTTGCGTCTAATGTGGCACTTGCCATTCCAAGCGCAATTAATGCTAGCCATACTGTTGTTGCGATTTTTAATACAAACATGATTTACACCTCATTTTCTTTAAATACTGACTCAGTTATGCACGCAAGAGCCAAAAACACTATTGAGACTACCATTGAGTATCGGTCAGAAAAGAGCATTCCGTAAAACATACAAAATAAAATTATCCATGTATACAGGCCCTTAAGAAACATTGGCATGAATTTATAAACAATCTTGTCGAAAATCTTCCATTTGCGCTTAGACTTAAGTTCGCGAGCTTTATCCATGTACCATTCTGCCTTGCTCATATCCTCAGCCACAGAACCTTTATGCCCGGCACGATATTTATACTTGTATGCAGTAATTTCACACCATTTAGCCACATCCTTAAGCCCGTAAATGTCAATCATTTCATCAATGCGCTCTTTACGGTCAGGCAAGTTGTAGTGGCTAGGGTGATTTACCATATCGGAATTAATTTTGTTAGACTCAAATCCTGTTAATTTCATCTCTGTTAGCTCCTTTGCTGTTATATATTATATATAACTATTATTTAATCATAGTTGTATGTATATATATTATTATTGTGTATGTTGTTTAATTAATATATAACTTATGTTATAATAATAAATACTGCTTGGTGCGATTAAGGTATGAGTAAGAGCCTTTTTGTTTTGGCGGATATTTTGGGGGCTAAGTGGGGCGGTTTGCCGCTTTTCATATATACCCCCGGGGCACCCAATGCGTGCGTTTTTCAGTCCTCAAACATCAAGCATTTTAAATTGTATCTATTGCATATACAATTCATCTATACCCTTTCAACTCTTCGCTAAACAACTGTTTTCTGCATAGTTGTAATAATTCAATAGCCCTCAAAGCCTTATAAATCAAGGGATTAGAATTGTGTGTATTGTATATACAATTACTTGGCATTATCAACCATGCTATCACTCGATAATGCTTTAATATTCTGACTATTTGCACCGCCCAATTGTGGTAATTCGTTGGCGCTTAACGCTCGCGCTTGCTGTCTGCTATCGCTTGTGTATGGTGAGGCCCAGCCATAACGCCTATTAAGTATTGCAATTACTCCCACAGGATTCTTTGCCCCGGTCACGAGCTTATTTGATAGACTTTCTTCTTGATATTTCCTCAGTTTTTCCAAAATTTCCGATGCGGTCGAGCTTAGCGTATTTTTCCCCCAGTCATAAATAGTACTATCAGGTATACCAGTTAAAGAACTAAAACCCAATATACTAACTTCTTTATCATACTTCATACACATATCATAGATATATATATCTAATACATACATTACTAATTCAAAATTATAACTATTATAATTACTCTCTTTAAATACTTTATTATTTGTATTGTAGTTATCTTTAGATTTAAAATAATTACTATCAAATAACTTTTTTTGAATATAATATAAAGCGCTATTCCATACACTTTGAGATTCTTTTTTTATATCCTCAATCTTATTTACTTCACAAAATTCGTTTAAATAAAATAATAAATCATTTTCATAAATCTCAATATCTGACATGTAACACATCCCCCAAAAAGCCAAAATAAAAAAGCCCGCACCACCTGGAACAATTCCAAGTGATACGAGCTAACCGGCATTCGCTTATTAATTAAATTTAAAATAATAATAATCAAATATACTTATTTTGTCAATATACTGATTATTGGATATATAACAATTACTGTATTGATTAATATATACCACATCACACATATATTAATTATATTATATAAAAATAAAAAGCCGGTCATAAAAACCGACTTTAAATTCTAAAACGGGCACTCGTTGTTATTATTTTCCAGTTCATCCAATTTCTCCAATACTAATTGGTTTACAAAGCCGTTAATTGTCAGCCCTTGCGCCTGTATTCGGTCTTTTGTACCCTTTGGCAGCATAACGCTTATTCTGTCATAGTTCTCTTTTGCTTTTTCATTCTGTCTCTTTACTCTGCTTTTATAGTTTTCAATCATTTTCTTTTCATCCATTTTTTACACCTCATTATATAAATTAATAATATCAATAATCACTGGCAATAATACTATAAATAATATTGCTATACATAAATATATAATAATTAAATTATTATGTCAATAATAATCCATTACATAATATAAATAATAATAGTTATTCCTTTAAAAAATAACGTTTCTTTGCTATGCATTTTGTGCCTTGTATGTCAATTACTTTTTTGTGCCTTATTTTAATATTTTTTCTTCACGTTCTAATTTTTCCGCTACAGCTAATTTGATAAAATCGTTAGCGCTGTATTTCAGGGCTTTAATTCTATCTTTTGTGCCTTTAGCAAAGCGACAGTTTACGCGCTCAAATTTATCATCATATTTATAATTAGCTTTTCTGCGCGCTTCCGTGGTCTTATATTCCATATATTTTACACCTCTTTCGTTTATATAGTTACATCCATTATATATTTTTGTGCCTTGTAAGTCAAGTAATAATAATTGCTTCTACATAATAGCGTTTTAAATAATTTTGTGCCTTGTATATATTGTATAACAGTTTTACTTTTTTGTGCCTTACATTTTGTGTATTTTGTCTATTGTTTTGTGCCTTACATTTTGATATACTTTAGTCAAGTCGAAAGACAAGGAACAAAATAAAAAAGCCTGTCGCGGAGCTACCAACCAAACGACAGGCACCAAACAAATAATATGAAAGGCGCGTATATTATAACATACGTGGGAAAAGGTGTAAACATGGAATACTATTATTTATCAGCAATCAAAGAGGATGTAAAAAATTATATTGACGATGAAATAACAATTTCTGATTTTTCAGACCGTGACGAGCTGGAGAACTACTTAAATGACGAGTTATGGACTTGCGACAGCGTAACCGGCAACGCGAGCGGTAGTTATACTATGAACCGCTTAACAGCTAGAGACTATGTTATCGACAATATAGATGAGCTTAACGATGCCGTTGAAAATCTTGGAATTGACAAAAATATCGTTGGTGAGAAGTTTCTCGCCGAGGATTTTGAATGGTGCGATGTAATAATTAGATGCAACTTACTATCAAGTGCAATTAGTGAAGTACTCGACAGCATGGAGCAAAACAACGAACTAGATTTTGACAGCGACAACGAGTAATTAGCATTTAAGCCGGCGCAAGTTCACCGGCTTTATATTAAAGAGGTGTAAATATATGAGATATAAAATTGAAAAAATAGCAAAAAGAAATAATTTAAAATATGAGGTTGTGGAATATCGGGGTGGACTCAAGGGTTATGAATTTAGCGCAGACAGCTACAGCGAAAAGAGCTTTTTAAAATCTTTATTTAGAGCAAAGGACTTGTATATTAGTGGAAATTCATATAGCTATTATTTTATAGTCATGTATTTAGATGATTATTTGAGATTAAAAAAATTCGGCAAAATGCAAAGAAAACTTATAAATATGTTCTGCCAGGCGATGCATGACGGCAAAACAGCGACAGAGGCAAAAAACATACAATTACATTTTTGCGCGTTGTGTCCGGAATATTTCCCGGCATATGAAGATATTTATTATGATGATACAGCATGGGTTTAGTGGGGCGCAACTATGAGAGATTTTATCGAGCTTTTAAAGGCTTTCGGGCTTTTTATATCATGCCTTGTTATTGGGTATGGCGGTTTATTTTTATTTTTTTATTAGACACGAATTATTATAATTCACGAGCTAATAGCGATACAAATTAACATGGTGTATTTAAGCCGGTTCGATTCCGGCTATTAGCTTTATATATAAGGCTTTTCAGGTCTTATATTTTAATCTGTTGAGGGCTACCAATTAAAAGCGGTTATAAGTGCATATATTAATGCTTTGAGCGTTTGAGGGCTACCGGCTTTTGTGGTCATAAGTGCATATATACAGACATTCGCGGATAATGTAAAGCCGTATCGGTGTGGCATTTGAACTTGCGACAAGTGAAGCGATTAACAAACGTGGGGAATAGCAAGCGCAGAGCAACGAGCGTTAGACATGCTAAAGTGTATAAGATATACAGCGCACTATAAATATTTTGTATGCATATATAGGTGATTTGCGTTACCGCCTATAAAAACAGATTAACGCACGACAAACCGCGAAAAGGTCAAAAAGCAACCTATAAACCATGTACTAAAACAGAAAAGAGGGTTAATGAATGGATAACAAACTAACTACGCTTGACGCTGTAGAAATGGAAATTAGAGCGCGTTACAGTGGAAAATATACGGACGTATTAGGCTATCAGGCAAGCGAGCGAGAGACACGCAAAGCAATAACAGATATTTTTAAGTATGTCGCGAATTTTGGCACATGTGACGATGTTTTGACGCTCATAAGTGGCAAGGAATACCGCCGGACGGCTTTTATTAATTTCCTGAATCATGAGAATTATATAAGCCCAATAATTAAGGCTTGTTATAGTTAGGGGGTATATTATGCCAAAATATGAATACCTGGGAAAAAAAGAAATATATAAGCGCGTCAAGGCGCTAGGCTATGAGATGCCGAAAATAAACGATTTTAGTTATATCAAGTACGATTGCATAGAATGGATGGAGTCACACAAGTTAAAAATAACAGTTCAAAGGGGCGGCGAATGGTTGCAAGTCGTAGAAAAGCGCGCGCACGTTCACCCGGTCACATTATTTTGTGACTATCAGGCCGGAAAATATATCACGCGTTACCATTAGGGATATTTTATATCCCTTTTTGTTGTACATTGACAAATAAACAAAAATATTCTATGATTTTATGATATACACATTTAAAGCCGTGTATTTGACGTTTTAAGGGCTTTTAAACACGCTAACATGGATTTTATCAAGCACGCTAAAATAAGTCACAAAACGAGCCGTTTACAATGCCTAAAAATATAATTATAGCATTGCAAGCCGTCAAGCCGTGGCGAGTTGTGCCGGGCGCAATATCTAACAAGTCAGGCGCACCAACTCATGGAAAATGTTTGAACTTTCAGAAAACTTCACTCAATTAAAGTGCGGTGTGAGTTCTTTGCAAGTTCTCGGCAAGTTTTCGTAAAATTTCGCGAACGGATTTTTGAAATCAAAAAACTCTAAAGGTAGGGGGGTATCAAAAATTCTTGACAAAATTTTTAGGAATTTTGAATCGCTAAAAAATAAATGCTCTTAGCACTGTAGTCACTCTCTCCTAGTTTTTCAATCAATTTCTGCCGTGTCATTTCCGGATTAGTCCGGTGTATGTATTCTAATAGTCTGTCTATTTTATCCATATTTCTGCTCCAATAAATTAAATATTTTGTCAGCCGTGTATACAATATTTCGCCCATACAGGCTCATAAAGTCTGCGATTATTTCTTCTGTCTCTATGTCGATGTCACAGCCGTATGAAAATGAGTACACATGCACTAGCTCATGGCATAGTATTTTGTCAGCCATGTAATCAGACACATTATCAGCTATCGTTACTGTCTTGGTTGTATTATCAGTCACTCCTAAACTTATCGTACCGTCAGACCGCCTTAATTCGCTTGATGTGGGCTTTTTAAATTGTATGTGCCACAATGTATCATTAACTCTTATATCCATGCTTATACCCTCTAAAAATGGCTATGAGCATTACTACCCATAGCCTTAATAATTACAGTTTTGACGCAAGATTGCTCATCTTGGTGCGCAAAAGATTGCGTTCATCGGGTGTCATGTCATTTAAAAGCTCCGATATGTCTCCGCTCAATTCACGAATATACATGTCAAGGGCTTTCATTTTATGCTCTTTGTCCTCTGTTGAAGCTCCTTTGTGCATTTCTTTTGTCTCGGTATAATGCCTCTTTGCTCTGTCATAATTGCTTTCACTCACATGTGGTGCAATCGGTTCAGAGTAGTACATCTTACCTTGGCTCTTATCCATGTCGCGCATATACTCCATGTCGTTGTAGTTTACCGGCATGTGATAATATGGCGGTTCTTCATATCCCCTACGTGTTCCACGACCTTTAGGGGCAAATCTGCCATTTGCATAGCGATATTGGTCGTAATATCTTCTGCCACTTTCTTCGCCATATTCTGCCTTAAGACTTCTTAGGAGTTCTTTGTCGTACTCTTCTTCCTCTTCATCAGCCTTTTTCATAGCTTTGGAAATTATTGAATGATATTCAGCTTCTGCAAGGTCTTTTATCATATCCACGACCTCACCCATTTCAGAAGTGTCAACATTTTCAATGCCCTTTTCAAACTCGCTGACGGCTTTCTCTGTAAGGCACTCCTGCATTTTGTGCATTCTTTCAATGTGCATACTCTCACCCCCTAACCAATTCGATTTACTGTGATGTTAGCATTTGCAACACTGATAGCCTGTGCAGATGTATTCTTGACAGAAATTGCCTGGCAGCATCCGCAAGGAAGCCATACATCTGTTGCCATAGACACATTGTTAAATGCTTCAACTGCTGTTGGTGTAGAGATTGCCAGTGTAGATAAGTCCGGCTCGCCCTCGACAGCAATAGCTAATGAAATTGCTCCTGCGGTTCCGCCTGTAGGAACTGCAATATTTCCGTTAAATTCTACTCTGTACTTTGCTTTGCAAGTGTTGGTAGCGCCTTTAAGGTTAATTAATCCGCTTCCTGTTCTGTGTGAAATATATCCTTTATTGCATACAGACGTTGGCGCATCTGTAAATAATACATTTCCGTTTACTGCAACTGTCTGTGTTGCAACATTTGAAAATTCAGCCATAATAAAATCCTCTCTTTCACAAAATAAGGGCAAACATTATAGTCTGCCCTTTGATTATAAGTAATACTGCTTAGCAGACATAATCTCAACTAACTCTCGACTAAACTTGGACTAAACCTCGACTAAAAATGGTTTTTAATCAGTTTAGATTGAGTTAACTCAATTAAGATACTCAATTATTCATTTTTAGCAATTACAGCCGGTATTGCAACCACAGCCATATGCATAAGCATTTGGGTTAGGCACAACATAAGCTGGAATAGCCGTAGGATTTACAGAGTTGACAATCTGCTGTGTCTGTGCTGTCATTGCAGTAGTCAGAAGTGCATTTTGTCTATCCTGTGAAGCAGAAAGTTCAAGTTTCTGCACCTTATCTCTCAAATCCGCATTTTCCTTTGTACATAAGTAATCAAGAATAGCCCTCGTTCCTGCCTGCTGACTATCAATGATGTCTCTTGTGTTGCTATTCATTGTGTTTTGTAAAGCACAAGTGTTAGTTGCTAAGTTGTAATTAATTCCCTGGATGGCTTCTCTCGTCTCACAGCAGCAGTTAGCAAGCTGTGACTGTAAAGCGTTGGTATTCTGCATATTAGCAACTGTGTCAGCGTTTACTGCCTGTTGTATGCCATAGCCGGTCTGCATGATGTTTGTGTTTATGCCGTTAAAGCCTGTGAGCATACTGTTGTTCATGGCATAAAAGCCGTCACAAAGTCCGTTGGAAATGCCGTCTAACTTGCTGATAACTGCTGAATTATCAAATCCTCTCTGAATTTCACTGCCGACACCGCCATTAGTGCCACCGAAACCACCAAAGCCGTTACCCCAGCCTCCGAATATCGCAAATACTACGATAAGGAACCAAAGCCATGAGCCGTCATTCCAGTTATTTCCGTTGTTGTTTCCGTCCAAATTCGCCACGATAGGTACGCTTGGACAATTTCCTGTGTTGAACATCTGTTTTACCTCCAAAATTTATTTCATAAAGAGCCGTGCGCACGTTCTCTCATATGCTATATCCCAAAATTACCTCTAATTTGCTTCATTACATCGTCAGGATTAATGCCCTTTTCTTTGCATAGGTTTCTTGCCATTTGCTCAATTCCCTTGCTGTTTCCGCTTTGAGCCATGCTCATTGCATTCTGAATCATTGGATTTTTCATTACGCGATTATTGCTCATTATCTGTTGCATTATTCCCATTACATTCATACTTTTTCACTCTCCTTGTTTTGTGTTCGTGGAGTTTTTCTCTGCGCTCCTAAAGATAATTGCTCAATTTTCTCAGATAGTTCGTTGAGCTTTGCCATAATGCCCTCTGTGGCTTTTTCTGATAGGTCAAATTCAAGCTTTTCCGTGTCACCAGATAAAATGTCTGTCTTATCGTTTAAAACCGGCTTAAAAGTCAATGTGCGTATTGTTCCGTCAGCATTCCAGCTCTTGGCATATATCTCCGTTAAATCCTGTTTTGGAAAAAATGCTACACTGCCATCCATTGGCACCTCGTTGGGATTAATCGTCTCAATTGCTTGTACTACTCTGCCACTTATTCCTTGTGTTGGTTCAGGCTGTTGGTATCTCTGATAGCTCGCCATTGGGTTGTACTGATATGCTCCATAATTAGGTGTATAATTCATCATTGGTTGCTGATACGGCATGTTCATCTTTGTTTTCCTCCAAAACTTCCTCTATCGCTTTAATGACAAGGGATAATGTCATTAGGTCGATTTTTTGTAACTCACTTTTAGCAAATATTTTTTCTCTCACATCATCGTCAAACATAACATCATCTCCTTATGCCTAAATTGTTGCATAAAAAAAGAGAAGAGCATTTCCATGTTCTTCTCTAATTATTGTCATGCATAAGGTTTTTCCATGTACCATTCATGTACCAATAGTGTACCATTTTTTGTTTATTTATGTGAATATATAACGAATTATATAAAATTAAGATTTCATGTGAAACATCGTAAAATTGAGGTATGTTGCGGTTTGTGAGGATATAATGAACTATGTTAAATACCCCTCGTAGCAACGATGCCTAATTTCATTTTTGATTTTACCTATTCAAAAACCCATTGTTTAAGGGATTCTTGCCTTTCTATTTTTGATTTATGTACCAATTCTGTACCAATTTAATCGGATATACTATATTTTTGATTATTTTATATTGCTTTGAGTGCTTCCGCCACTCTGTCCATTTCTAAGTTCTTTTGCTCGTCTGTCGTGTGAACGTAAAGGTTCATTGTGATACCTATGTTCGAGTGTCCTAATATTGTCTGCAAGGTTTTTGGAGTCATACCGGCTTCAATACATCTTGTTGCGAATGTATGTCTTAATACGTGCATTGAAAATCTCGGTATGTGTGCTCTGTCACACGCTTTGTAAATTCCGGTATCATATGTGCTGTTTTTCACCGGTGCTCCGGTCTTACACAGAAACACTCTGTCTCTCCATTGAATGTCAATAAATTTGAATGAAGCATTTTTGGCTTTCTGCAATTTCAATAGCGATACGGCTTCATCAGTGAGTGGAATTGTCCTATATCCTGATTTGCTCTTAGGTGGTCCCTCTCTCCATTCGCCTGTTGAATGCCTGTACTCTAAGCTCCTGACAATTTTGATTGTTTTGGCTTTAAAGTCTACATCTTCCCATTTAAGCCCCACAAGCTCGCCTGTCCTTAGCCCAGTCTGCAAGGCAAATCTGTATTGATACTCATATGATGTGCCTTTGATAGCTTCGCAGAATTTTTTCTGATTTTCAATCGTCAATGCTTCTTTCTTTGAGGACTCCTTGCCAATGTCGGATTTCACCATGCGATTGCACGGATTTTTGGGGATAATCTCGCTTTGATATGCATAGTCAAGCATATTGTATAACGCTATGCGTGTCTGATATATCGTTGCCGTTCTGTAATCCTCGTCAGCCATATTAGTCATTATCTTTTGGCAGTGAAGCGTATTAACCTCTCGCAGTATCTTATTTCCGATAACAGGCTTTATGTTGCGATTGTATCTCTCAGTGTAGTTTCTTAGCGTGTTAGGTCTTACTGTGCGCTTCTTAACGCTTATCCAGTAGTCAAACCATGCATCAACCAACATGTCAGACGGAAAGTCGGGGTTGCTGTGCTCATCAGTGTACTGCTCATCGGCAAGCCACTTTTTACACTCTTGTAGTTTTGCAAATAATTTCTGTACTCGCTTTCCATTCCTTGTCGTGTATCTGCCGACATAGTACTTGTCTTTTCTCTGACTAATGCCTCTGCCTAGTTCTTTACCTTTCAAGTCCTTTCCCATATTAAATTTTCGCTCCTTTCACTTATGGAAAAAGCCTTATGCAATTTATTATAATATCACATAAGGCTACATAAGTCCACATTTGATTATATCTCTATCGTCTCTGCGATATACTTTTCAAACTCTTTTCGCTTGATTAATCGTCTCTTTCCGACATACATAACAAATTGGCACCTTGGGTTGTTTGTTATTTCTCGGAGCTTATTTACTCCGATGTTACTGTATTCCGCAGCTTCATCAATCGTCAGCGTTACCTTTTCCCATATTGGCACTTTGTTAATCATTGCCTGACTCCTTTCTATCTTTTCTTTAATGTCTGCCACTCTCCGGGAAGTGGTCGTTTTTGAAATTAATAGTCTCTGCGATACCTCTTCAAGGCTTTTATCAGCAACTAGCAACTCAAAAACTTCCGCTTCCTCATCGGTGAAATTGGCATTTTTCAAAATTTCTTCAAGTTCCGGCTTAGTAAGTTTTGAAAACTTCATAAGCCTATCTCCTATTCTTCGGTTTTGCTTGCACTGTGTATACAAGTATTTGAGTATCGGCATGAACTGTTACACGGCTTATTATCCTCGTATACACATTGTCTTTCAATCGGCTCTATATCGCTTATAGTTCTGCTATTCATCAACACTACTCCTTTCTATTTCAAGTTCAAATAACACATTATCCCGCAGTCCGGAAAAATTTCTGTGTTCATATTACCTCTGTCCGGCGCAAGCTCATCTAAATAAACTTGTCCGTTTTTGTCTTTGAGAATTGAATGATTAACTTCCCTTTCTAATTTCGCCCGACTTTCAAATACTTGTGGAAAATCTACTCTAATCTTATTCCAATAGCCCATGCCACCCTTTACACAGCCAATGCAGTTATTATTCGGATAGCCTAAGTCGTACATTTTCGGTCGGGCAAAATCAAAAGTTCGTTCAAACAATCCGTGTACCTCTTCTTTTGATAATCCTCTGTCAATTAATGGAAATTCATGTTGTGCCTGTGGATTAGCTTCAATGGTTCTTTCGGCTCTCTCTGTTTCCTTAAGGTCAAATCCCCACACATAAGTAATCTCACAATCTTTGTGTTGTTCTTCCCATTCCTTGCGGACTCTCTTTTTCAGCCAATTCGTACATGGCGCAAATCCATTACCCGGATTTCTAAAACCACCAAACACTCTCACACAATCTTCAACAGAGTTGTACTCACTTGACTTTAAAACCTTTATCTCTTTACCGATAGCCTTTTCACAATCCTTTATGAACCGCATACTATCGGGATGTTGGTCAGCTATATCAATGTAAATCCATTCATCCACATCTCCTGCTAAATATCCAGCCATAAAACTTGATATTCCAGCACTTATCCAACATACTTTTAATTTTGTCATAACACCACGCTACAAATCCGTGTATCGAGGATAACAATAGCGCCGAGCGTTTTTTAGCGTACTTTAAAGGTGTTCTCTCAACCTACTCACTTCCCTATTGCTTTATGTATTAACTTCGTCTACTTTAGCTTCTTAACACAACCTCGGTTTACCGAGGATTCGTTATTCCTTCCTTTTGCATCTACAATTTGTTTCACTACACCACTGCTCTTGTATATCATCATCGGTCTTATCTCGTCCACGGATGTCGTACCATGCAAACGCTACCTCTGTCAGACCGATTATGCCGAATACAATGAGTGTGGTGTATACTGCTGTTGTTATGTTGGTCATTCTGTATCGCTCCAATCGAATTTTTGACCACAATTCATACAATGGAAGTAGAAAGTCTTATTATCAGCCGGTATTCTGTCTGTCAAAATTTCTCCACATGTCGGACAGCACAAGTACTCCTCTTCCAAATCTTCAAAATACTGCTTCATGATAGGTTTCTTTGGTATCTGTTTTTCAAGTGCTGATATTGCAAATCTAATTGCTTCTAAAACGTTGTAATCAGGGTATGGCTTCCATCTTTCTTTTAGATACTCAAAATGCATTCGCAAAAATTCAATTGCTTTTTTCGCTGTCATATTATCTCTCGTTTTCTAACAATTCCGGATTGTCAAATCTGTTACCATTAACTTCAATTGTGCTTCCATAGCATTCTTCAAACTCAGATTTGTGACCGTCTGTATCTTCAACATTCCAACACATATCCTCTTGATTCCAGATAATCTCGTAAAAAGCTCTTTCGTCAGAATCCCATACAATATCATTTTCATAAATTAGCTTGCCATTCTTGTCTTGCGAACCTATGCATCGGCAGATTGTGGATGTGTCTATTTCAATAGCATATAAATCAGATGCATAACTTGGAACTATATAGTATTTTTCTTCTCCTGTATGTCCATATCTTATAATGTAGCCAACAACCCATTCTCCGTCACTAATCTCCTTTGCCTTGGATAAATATCTATCTTCCATATTCTCTCCTATTCTGCTTCTGATTGAAGCCAATTTAACATACATTTTTTACATGCATCTTTATCATTTGGATGTACGCACGTATCATAGTTTCCTTTTTTCCAATTAACCATATGAGGGCAAAGACTGGACTCTGCTAACTCTTCATCCGACATATTCCTTATTCTGTCGGCATTAGTCTTTGTGTTGTTACACCTGCAACAAGGCTCGTTATCTCTTGAATTGTTGTTGTGCTGGCAGTTGCAAGTGTGGTTAGTTTCATAATTCTGTATGCTTGCCACTTCTGCAAAAGCTGTGAGCATATCCGCAAAATATTTCAGCATACTATCTCTATCAATGTTGTTCTTATCTGCCATAGCACATACACTTGCTAATGTGTCGGTTACTATGCTCTGTAAATCTTCCATTTCTTTGTCTGTGAGATTGCTCTGCTTATCGCTCATTTTCTCCACCTCTCAATTCTTTCAGTTTTGCTTCGGCTTCGGATTTTGTGAGGAATACTGTCTTTCCAATCATTGACAATAAGATTGTAAAATTTTTCTCACACTCTATGTAATCGCTTTCTGGTCCGGTCTCATCGTCAATCCATTCATGTAACCATTTTGCCTTAACAGCAATCTTCATCCAGTTTCTTTTTGCAAAGCGGAATGAAACAACTCGTGCCGGAAAATATAATGGAATCTTATTATCAATGTCCTCGTAACACTCCATATCCTCTATTGGGAGTATTGTGTTATCTACATAAACTGTATCTCCCACTTTGCAAGGTAGAATAACAAGTCTGCCTTGTTCCTCTAAAT